AGTTCATTGAGCAGGGCGTAGGCTTTTGTGTCGGTCATCGTGACGGTGAAGCAAGTCTCTGCGGTTTCGGAATCGTTTTTCATCTGGATGGTGATGAGGACTTTCTCAAACTCATTCATGGCAGTTCACTCTCCAATCACATATTCGTCGGTCTGGCCGAACACAGTGAGGTAAACGGTATCGCGGGCAACTTCCACCTGGATATTCTGCATCGTGGCGCGGTAGGTGAGGTAGGCAGTGGCGAGAACGGTGGCAGTGACGAGGGTGAGGGTGGCGATAGTACGGATGATGGTCTTTTTCATGGTGGTGCTTCCTTTCTTGGATAGACAAACCGGATTCGTTCTGAAGCCGGATGGATACAAAAATTGCCGCCACGATTGCGGCGGCGGGTGGGGTCAGATGGTGTCGATGGTGAAGCAATACAGCCTTTCGTCAAACCCTTTCGAGTTCATCACGGACTGCATGATTTCAACCCATTCGACAGCCTGGGCTTTTGTGCCCGGTTCGGACTGCGTCACGAGTTTCTTTTGCGCACCGATGCCGGACAAAAAGCGGGCTACATATGCCATAGTAAAAACCTCCTTGCTATGTATACAGTGGGTGGTGCAAGTGGTTTCGTTCTGGCAGTGGTCTGGCCCACAAACAGGCACACTTCTTGCGAGATGCGCCGGGTTTCTGGGTCAGAGTGGGCTAGGGTCAGTCGTCGAAGCTGTCATCATCGACTTCGACCGGGCTGAGAGACCCGATCATCATGCAGTCGATTCCCTGAGCTTCTGGGTACAGGCGCTCGGCGGTATCGGCGTCACGGCCATCGACTTGGAAAGCCAGGCAACGGACACAGCGGTCACCGAGTACATCCAAGACCTTGTTCTCAGCCCCGCCGTTGGAGTATGCCCACACGGTGGTCTTGAAGTTGGAACCATCGGTCAGACTGAAACGGACAGGGAAAGGGCGCAGGTCGGAATAGGTCACCGGGCTGTAAGCCCCGGCGACAGCACGCTTGACACTGTCGCAGAAGTCGGCCTCGGAACAAAGGCCACGGCGCAGGACGCGGACAAGCTTGAACAGCTTTTCAGTGGCTATGGGGTTGGCTACGACTTCGGGGTCGCTGATTGAGTCGGCGAACAGGTAGAGGGTAGACTCAGAGATAGAGGTGGACATGGTGGTGCTTCCTTTCTTCGGTCAGAGTGGTGGCTCTGATGGTTGGTGATTTCGGACATGGTGGTAGGATACTTCCTTCCCCCGGCCTACCAACTCCGGGCATAGTCTGTCTGTTAGGCGGCAGTCTTCTCGGCCTTGTGCGCAGTCTCGCCGGACAGCATGGCGATGATAGCAGCCTTCTCGGCGTCAGTGGCATGGCTCGCCTTGATGGCCTCGATGGCCTGGGCGATGATGGTGGCAGTCTGGTCGATAGCCTCGACCTGGGCTTCCAGCTCGGCAATACGGGCAGTCTGATCCTCGATGGTCTGGGCCTGCTCTTCGGCCTTGGTGGCGTTCTCGGCCTTGGTGGCCTGGGCCTTCTTCGCCTTCGCCTGGTTAAAGCTACGGCGGGCAGCCTTGAAGTCGGCAGAGGACAGGCGCTCTAAGGGCTTGCCAGCAATCAGACGGCCAGTGGACAGCATGAGGTAGTCGAGGAACCAGTCTTCGACCTTCTTCCAGTCGGTGCCGTTTTCGGTGGCAGAGGCTTCCCGGGCAAGGGCGCAGTTTTCGCCGATGATGACGAAGTCGGCCGCAGTGCAAGAGTACAGCGGGCGGGAAGACTCGGTCGCTTTACGGCCAGGGCGAGAGCCGAAGGCCTTGAACCAGCCATTGCAGGCCTTTCGAGCGGTACTCTCGGCAATCATAAGGGCAGACTTGTCCACATCGACACCCTGGGCCTCGCGCAGGTGGGCGAGGTGAGAAACGGCAAGGTACACTTCTCGGGCAGAAGAGCGGAGGCCTTCGACAGTCTCGGTGACGCCAGCGTCGGCAAGGGCCTTCTTGCTAATAGTGGCGGTGAGGGTTTCGGGGTCAGCAAATGCGCGGGCGAATTCGCCCAGCTTGGACAGAGTTGCGGACATAGTAGTAGTCTTAGACATAGTGGTACTTCCTTTCAGTGAGGCCCAGTTAGGGCGGTTGTGGTGGTTCTGTCAATCGACAGTGGTGGCGGTTACTTCGACCTAGTGGGTCGCCCGGTACCGCCAATCGGCCGGGATATGTACCTAGTTTTTGCCTTTTCAGACTTTTGGAAGCGCGCTACCACCTAACACACAGCCATCAGCGGGTGAAAACGACACACCTCGCCCGTACTGTGGAGGGACGGCTTCTCTATGCTTTTTCGAACCGGGTAGCTTCCGGGTACCGACACTTGCAGCTCTGACTATGCAAGGTCGCCGCGCCTGTAAACAAGCGCTATGTTATGACGTTGCGGTACTAACTTTCCCGCCCCGGTCACTGTACAATCAGTTTTCGGCGGTGAAACCATAGGTTCCGGTGCCTACACACGTCATGCAAAACTCAGTGACTAGATTTTCAAGGTTCTTGTGTCTTTCGACACCTACATACTAGCACACCAAATGTACAAAATTTTTTTTGCATATTTTACGCCACAGACACCGCGCACGTGTGCCCGGCTATATAAAGGTAGGCAAAAACGCCACAGTGACTGTATGGTTGATATTTTTCACAAAAAGGCTCACAAAAGGCGCAGTTATGCGGGTTTATGGCACTATGCAACCTTCCCGGAAAAGGTTACATAGGGGGGCTGGATAAAAAAGATTATGGCGATTCTACGCTGTTTTTTCCCACAGTCATCCATTCGCACTCTCGGCCCATACCACGCTCCATACCACACTCGTTCCCCACCACACCGCCACCTACCTTCCACCATTACATTTGCAACAATTCTCCATCCGCCTTACCATCATCTCACCCCTATCCAATCCTCGGACTACCCCTTCGAGCAAACCGCATATCTGCGCCGTTTTTCACACTCTCACGGTGCATCAATATCATGCTATTTTATTGCATAAATGTCACTTTATTGCCTCAAAACGCCCTATTTTCGCTCAATTTCACTCAAAAGCATCGAATTATCGTTCAATTTCAAGCAATTTCACCACACACACGCCGAAACATCCGCATTTTAGCAACTGACCGTCATTTTTATAGGCGATCGGGCATTTTTTTGTCATTAACTGCTTGAAATATGTGTTATGAAGTGTTATAATACTATTAAAGATCTACTCAGACACCAAAATCACCCATCATCCAAAGGAGACACCACCATGAAACGCCAAAACACTACCCTCACGACCACCAACCCGCAGGACGCCCTCGTAACAGCCCTTGCCAAGGCAATCGTCAACGCCAAAGCCGCGGACGGCACTAACCCCATCATGGAGGCCCTTGCCCAGGCAACCGGCTATCAGGTAGTCCCAGCAGTTCCTGCAACCACAAAGCCCCACAAGAAGCATAACTGCTATGCTGACACATCCAAACTCACCAGTGATGGTCGCCCCAAGCCAACAGCCGCTGATCCGCTCCGCAATACTGATGACATCCACGCTATCGGAAATTATCTCTTGACACATGGCAATGTCCGCAACCGCCAGCGCAACTATACCTTATATATATGCGGCATTACACTTGGTCTTCGTGTAGGCGATATCGTCAAGCTGAAAGTTGGCGATGTATATGATGTAACCACTGGCACTGTCCGCAAGCACGCCAATGTCGTCAACGAGAAAACCCTGAAAAACACCACTGACCTTATCACGCCGCACGCAGCACAGGCAATCGATGACCTTGTCAACGTGATTCGCACACAGCAGTCTGGCGTACTTGACCCAGAGTGGCCGTTGTTCCAGACACAGAAGTGGGTAAGAGCTGGCGGTATGACAAATCACCTGACCAAAACTCAGGTATATCGTATGCTCACAGAGGCAGCAAAAGCCTGCGGAGTTCAGGGCAATATCAGTACACATACCATGCGTAAGACCTACGGTTACATGGCGAACAAGGCATTGATTGAATCTGGTCTACCAACGAACCAAGTCATGGAGATTATGCAGGCTAAGTACCACCATGATAGCCAGACAACCACCATGCATTACCTTGGCCTACAGCAAGATCAGATTGATGCCGCCGCTCTGTGCGTTGACGCCGCTATCAGCTAAGTCCGGCAGTTCAAACAGACACCGCATGGGAAAACTTTTTTTGCAATTTCATAACACACATTTCAAGTCGCAAGGAGGCCACCAATGGGAACTAATTTTTACTTCTATACACGCAACAAAGCCGTAGCCAGGATGATGGGACCACATGCGGAATCGACAGACCGGCACAAAGAAGCCTGGGAGCTGCACATCGCCAAGACCAGCTGTGGGTGGAAGCCTGTATTTGAGGAGCACGAGCACATTCACAGCGTTCGTGACCTTGACAGATTTTATCATGACAACATGCGCTACCTGACCATATTTGACGAATACGGACAGAAGTACACATGGCCGGAGTTTGAGGAGCGCGTCATCAAGTACGGAACGCCAAAGGTATTTGACCCAGAGATCGGGATGTATACCGGGAACTGGCGGTGCGAGAGCGACAACGACTGCGAACCCTACAACCACTGGGACGGCGAGTACGCAGACACTGACGGATACCGTTTTAGCACACGGGAGTTCTGTTGAGCACCACCCGACAACCTACCTACCTTTATATATAAAGCATTTAGCATTAAGGAGTTACCAATGGACAAGACACCCACTATGACCGCCCCAGCAGCTGACAGTGCCAAGCGTGATGTGATCATGATCTACTCGCCGCGCATGGCGGGCTACCTGATGATGCGGGGCTTCTACCTAATCCGGATTGAACAAAACAAAAAGCGGCCTGGTAAGAACTGCTTCGCGTTTTTTGACACGCCAGTCCTAAAGGCCGCTATGAGCGATTACATAGACCACAAGTTTACCGTTTGACAAAGTAGAGGAGACCGCCGCATGAACTACGAAGAATACAGTCCGTACACCTTGGCAATGGCACAGCTTACTGCTGACACCATCCGCCAGATCGTCCTGATTGCAGACGCCCACGACAAAGACCGCGACTCTGCGCTAGAAAGCTTTGCTGATGTGGTTAGCAAGATTGCCGCCAACTACAGCTTAGAAGAGTATGACCCCGATGGTCCAGTGGCGCATGTAGGGGCAAAAAATTAAATAATTTACATACAAGGAGAATACCGCTATGAACGATTCTGACCGCTACACTGATTTTATCAACCGCAACACCGCAGACTACCGCGAGGAGATGCGACACATGATCGCAGACTTCATCGAGGACATCGTGAACTTCTCAGACCGGCATTTCGTAGACCGCGAACAGACCATGCTAGAGGTCGGCCAGAGCCTGCGCACGATCCCGGGCTATGCTGACATGAAGAGATACCGGCCAGCGCCGAACCTCGCCACGGACGACTACGACGATAAGTATGACGACAAGGGAGGCCTGCCGCTGTGACACAAGATGAATACATTACAAAAGCCCCTACATTGACAATTTATGATGGATTAGTGAAAGCTCAATCTGTTTTAGAGCAATATAAAAACATTCTTGTTTCGGTATCAGGTGGTGCCGATAGTGACTGTATGATTGATATTGTTGAACATCTCACTCCAAAGGATTCATCACATAAAGTGACTTATGTATGGTTCGATACTGGCGTTGAAATGAATGCCACAAAACGACATTTGACCTTTCTTGAAGATAAGTACGGCATTGCAATCCAGCGTGAGCGCGGGAAAATGCAAGTTGCTGGTGCCGTTAGGACTGTTGGCTATCCATTCTACAGCAAACAATTTGCTGAATATATATATAGGCTTCAAAAACATTGGTTCCAATGGGAAGATGAACCGTTTGATGTATTGTGCGCCAAATACCCGAATTGTAAGGCTGCCCTTCGCTGGTGGTGTAACGCTTGGAAAGACGAACCGCATAAACCACTCCAGACCGAAATTGCATCTGCAAAGTTTTTGAAAGAATTTATGATTGAAAATCCACCAACATTTAATATTTCTAGTCGGTGTTGTAACGAGTCTAAAAAGAAAGTTGGAGACGCTGTGCGAAAAAAATATGGTGGAGACATTCAACTGATTGGGATACGTAAGGCAGAAGGCGGCGCACGTTCGACAGGGGTTAAAAGTTGTATGACAGACGGAGCGCATGGAAAGCAGTATTATCCACTGTTTTGGTGGAAAGCTGAGGATAAGGCAGCATTTGAAGCAGCCTATAACATAGTCCATAGTGATGCTTATACAGTATATGGATGCAAGCGCACAGGTTGCGCAGGTTGCCCATTTGCTGGACATTTTGAAGATGAATTAGCAATGCTTCATCAATACGAACCAAAACTCGCAAATGCTGTTGAACATATTTTTTCTCCTGCGTATGACTATACTCGTGCGTACAGAAAATTCAAAAAAGAACATAAAGGAAATATTTTATGAATGATACATATACTCCGCAGGAGATCTGCGATGCCGCGAATAAAATCAAAAACTATTGTCACGGAACAAAATGCGAACAGTGTCTTTTTTATGCCAAAAACGAGCACACATGCTATTTGACAAATCACATATTCCCATCTGCGTGGCCACATTTCAGGGAACAACGCTGGACAGCCGCTGACATTACCCTCGCCAAGGCTCTTATTATGATGGGATACGTTACCGCGACAAAAACGATACGGCCTGACGGACACACAGCAATCACAGTGATAAAGATCAATGATGACGGAAGTACACCATACGTTGACGAAATCACGCGAGATTCTTTCCAGGCGCTTAAATATGGCGAGGCCATCAGGCTGGAGGATATTGCAGAAGAGGAGAGCAGCGCCAATGATTGACAAAAGCAAGTTAAACTCCGCCATTAACACCCTGCGCGAATATTGCGATGAATTTTCAGACTGCAGCAGATGCCTTTTTTATAGCGGCGACATGACCCGCACATGTATTCTTAACAACAAGACACCGTTCAACTGGGACGATTTACCGAACACGTACACAACCCTTGACTATCAAGCTGCCGAGTTTTGCAAAGCCCTTGGTTATAGCATGATCAACATTGGTCCCACCCACACAGTTTGCGCTATATCTGGTAATAAAGGGTCCACGTTCAGTTTGCCTGGGTATCTTTTCAAAGATTTATCTCATCTGTGCTGCATTGACATTGATAGAATTCTTGCTACTAAGCCAAAGGAGGCCGCAACCAATGACTGATTTTATCTCACGAAGCGATCTGCGCCACATTGCCAAAAGCATGAGACATGATGCCCCCAAAAACAATGACACATACTTCGTCGCATGTGAAGTGTTAGACTATGTGGCCGATAGAATGCCGGGACCAGTCCCGGCCACAATCAGCACCAACGGAAGCTATAACTGCTGCGGACACTGCGGTTCTATTGACGGAGTGTTAAATATGGAAGGTGGCTACAACAAGTTCTGTGGCAACTGCGGCTGGCCTATCGACTGGGGTGACTGACATGACCATCACACGCGCAAGAGAAATCACACGCCGATTTTCCCATAACTTTGTCGCCACTATGCGACCTAAAGAAGCTGCAGAATACAAATCAGTCGTTGATGATGCTATAGAGTGGGCTAAGGTAAACGAACCGAGCCTGTTCTACGGTATTGTCCATGATTACCTTAATTTTCTTGACAGGAACACCGAGTACCGCATCTGTTCCACATGCAAACACTGGGAACCATTCACCGGAGCCTGCTGCGGTGCCGACAGCCCATACCGTGCGGATTTCGTAGATGGTGACTGCACATGCGCAGACTGGAAAGCGAGGCTAAAGAAGTGACAACCATACTGACCAATATTCTGATATTCATTGTCGCAACCATATTGTTTGTGCGGACATCAGACAAGACACATGAGTTTTATAAACTGCCCGTACTTCTAATGCCATCAATACTGTCTGCGGCTTCGCTCATTTTTACTAATGTAAGCTCTATTGCTTGTACCCTTACCGAATATCGCGTGGCTGCAGAACTCTTTGCGAACGAGAGAAAAGAAGACTATGGGGCATTTTGTTTTGCGCTTGTCGTATGCATTGTTATTTGTTTCTTAACTATTTGCATCTTTATATTTAACTACGACAACTTCCCGCTCGTAGAGCTGCTTGCCTGTCACAAACAGATAGACAGAGATTTAGACAACACCCCGCGCATTCCATACAGTACGTTTAAAAAGATGTACAAGCTGCACCCTGAGAATTTTCAGTTCATTGATAATGAATGTCTTACATTTTACAGTTTTAGATATCGCGGCAAGAGATTCTCTCTAAACTTTCTTGACTTTGTACGAGCACTAAGCCTGATCGATGAGCATATAACAGAAAAGGACTTGGCACGCGAAAGGGCCAAGCGGGTCAAAAAATATGAAGAGCAGTCAAAGCTGTACGCCATGATGCGCGATGACCTTGCCAGTGACCTTGCCACCATAGAAAAGCAAAAGACCGATGCCTATGACAAAATCAAGACATCTACCGATAACATCAACGAGATAGCCAACAGATTGATAAAGGAGACACACTGATGGCACGGATTGTATTAGACGAGCGACCTATTGGCTGCTGGGATTGCCCGTTTTATGCCTTATTCGATTGCAGGTATTACAGAGATGACCAGATCTTTCCGGGATACTGCGAGTATATTACCACACCGGATGAACTTGAAGAAGAAAGAAAACACTATATAAAGGAGGTACATGACTGATGGACGCACTAAAGTTTTTACAAACAGCAAAGCGAATATGCAATGCAGGATGTGATAAAAACTTAACCTGTACGAATTGTTGCCTGCATGATTTATGTAATGATTTTTTATGTTACTGTTCCGACACAACCTTATCTAAGATTATTTCCACAGTTGAACAATATAACAAAGACCATCCCGCCAAAGAAACCCGCAAAGACCGTCTACTGCGCTCCCTTCCCAATTCGCCCATTAACGCCAATGGTGATCCGGATCTCTGTCCAGAGGACTACGGTGAAGATAATTATTACGATAACGGATTGAACCCTTGTGATGTTTACAACGAAGATTGCGTCACCTGTAAGCACGAATACTGGTCAGAAGAGCCACATGGTCCAGCATATTGGGATAAGTATTGGGAGGAAGACTATGGACGCTAAAGAATTTTTGAAGTGTTTTATACGATATTGTAATAATACATCGTGTGATGACTGTGTGATGATTGCAGACGGGTGTTATCCCGGTTCAATTACGGATATCGATCGGCTGATTGATAAAGTCGAACAGTGGGGCAAAAACAACCCGCTTCCGCGCAAGGTTATTCGTCAGGACAGAATGCTTGAACAGTTTCCATACGCCCCGCTTGATAAAAACGGCGTTATTGATCAATGCCCAGATTATCCGACCTATGGATTTTCGAGCGCACAATGCAAGAAATACAACAATGATTGCTACGCTTGCCGTAAGGCATATTGGCTAGAGGAGGTTGATGAGTAATGGATGCAGTTGAATTTTTAAAATTGCGCCGTCGTTATTACGAGGAAAGCGATCGGAATCACAACATTCTCGACGGCTCCAGCCCTTACGCTGATGATGAAACTATCGAACGGTACGTTGCAAGAGTTGAACAATGGGGCAGAGAGCATCCAAAAGAAACCCGGCAGTGCAAATTTCTGAAATTGTTCCCGGATGCTCCTGTTGTTGATGGAATAATTCTGGTTTGCCCGAAGGTTATCGACAATGGCTGGAAACAACCTTGCGACAGAATGGATTGTCATAAATGCCGCGAAAAATATTGGAAGGAGATTTACTGATGGACGCAGTTGAATTTAACAAAGAATTTTCAAGATTTTGTAGCAATCATGTGTGTTCAAAATGTCCGATCAGAACGTCTCAGAATTTTTCTTGCACAATTCAAAGCAGAGGAGCCAACGCCGAAAGTGTAGTAGAGCTAGTTGAAGGGTGGGCGAGAGGCCATCCCGTCAAGACCCGCCAGAGCGAGTTTTTGAGGATGTTTCCAAACGCAATGATAAATGAAAGTGATGGAATTTTGTGTATCACTCCTTGCAGCATTGAAAGCAAAAGTATTGGATGCACAAATGGAAAAAGCTGCGGCGACTGCCGCCGCGAATATTGGCTCACGGAGGTAACCGACAATGGTAACGTTTATTGATGATGATGATATCGAACTAAAGCCTTGCCCGTTCTGTGGTTCTACAGCCGGGTTATATGTAAGCTATGAAGGCAGGTATACAGTGCTGTGCAACTACTGTAGCTTCGGAACTGTCCTCACAAAAAACGAACAGGACGCGATTGAGTTGTGGAATCACAGAACGGAGGTAACAGACAATGACTAACAAAGCCTACGAACGAGCCTTTAACATCGCTATGAAATACGGCATTTTTGTCGCTAATAATTAAACAGTACAAGGAGAATATTATGAGCTTTAATGATGCCCTTGGCACTCGTATGAAAGAGTATTACGAGGCAGTTCCTAAAACAAAGTTAATGCGCAGAACGCCTGTTGCTATCCGCATTGACGGCAAAGCGTTCCACACCTTTACTCGTGGCTTTCAGAAGCCTTTTGATATGATCCTGATGAAATCCATGCAGGAAACCATGACGTACCTGTGTAAGAATATTCAAGGCTGCGTGTTTGGCTATACACAGTCTGATGAAATCACGCTGATCCTGATTGACTACCAGACACTTACCACGGATGCTTGGTTCGATTACGAAGTTCAGAAGCTATGTAGTGTGTCCGCCAGTATGGCAACGATGGCGTTCAATCAATTCTTCAGAATGTCTATCTGGGACGAAGATTCTGCATGGAAAAGTAGTCTTACGCCACAATCTATGGATGTACAAATTGCTCATAACGAGTATGTTGCAAAGATGACGACTGCCGCCAATAAAGGTGCTATGTTCGATGCCCGCTGCTTCAACATCCCAAAGGAAGAAGTTTGTAACCTTATCTACTGGCGTCAGCTTGATGCGACACGCAATTCCATCCAGATGGTGGGGCAAGCATATTTCTCACACAAGCAGCTGGAGGGGAAGAAATGCAACGATATTCAGGACATGCTTATGGAGCAATTTAACATCAACTGGAATAATTATCCTACCACATGCAAGCGTGGCACAGCCTGTATCAACAAGGATGGGCAGTGGGTACTTGATACTGAAATGCCAATCTTGAAAGGTGAAAACCGGGATTATGTTGATCAGTACATTTTTGTTGGCGAATAACCAGCAGCGCCCAATGTCAACTATCAAAACAATCTGCGTGCTTTTGTCGCTAAAGGTAAACAGTAAGGAGAACATTATGAACGATAGAATCGATATCCGACAATATTTTTTGGCAGTTCCAACAGAGCGTCTGCTCCGAAACAACACTTTTATTAACGCTTTACTGGATATGGCGAGTGCGACGCTGCCTGACAGCAAGCCGATTGGGGACGAGGCATATGATAAAAACAGCCTTGCCTGCGTTGATTTTTACAGTCACCTTGCAACGGCTATGGTCGGATCACTTGAACTGACCGGAGAGGAAGCTATTGATGCAGGGTTGCAATACGCCAGTTGTGCCCGTGTGTATGATGCCGTCGTGGCCTGTATGAAGAACCTACGCAGTGAGATCGATGGATGGCTGGAGGCGTGTGAAGATGACAAGAGCTGAATATGAGAAGCTGAAGGACTTCCCGAAAGATAAGCTCATAGATATCATCAAAGAAGAGGACAGGCTTATAAAACTCATCTCTGAGTGCTGCGTTGATGCAGACAAAGATGGGAATTGCGATTATGCCGTACATAAAATAAAAATGTATCTGCGTCATATTTACAATCCTATAAACTGCGCGGTTGAGACATATACCGATGCGCTGGAGGTGCAAAATATTGATGAACGATAGAATTGAGAAAAAACAGGTACTTGATGCAATGAGACTTATCAAGCAATACTGCAACGAAGAGTCCGGCTGTGAATTCTGCGACTTTTATAGGAGCGGAGACTGCATCACAACATTATCCTTGCCATGCTCTTGGGACCTTGACGGATTTGAGTGGACAGCGCAGGAAGCAGCCTTGGCGAAGGCCCTGCTTAATTACGACGTAGATACTATCGATTACAACGGTACCCAACTATACGCATGTAAAAGTGAGCAAGACGGCACATACACAAATTTTCGTGTGATTTCTACAAACCTGTTCCCAAGCATCACGACGCCGGGCAAATACTCACTAACTAAAATCGCTAACAGGGAGACAGACTGATGAAATTTTATCGAATATGGTATCGCGGCTATGCTGATGTAGAAGCAGACAGCGAGGAAGAAGCAGTGGATAGATACTTGGATGACCCGTCGTGTGCTGGTGACGATGATTTAGACATTACCGATGTATATGAGCTAGAGGAGGACTATAATGCGTGACCCAAAAAGAATCTGGCCGTTTTTAAGCAAGCTGGCGGAGCTGTGGGAGTTGAAACCGGACTACCGCTTCTGGCAGCTGCTGCAGAGCATCCCGCTGGACCGTGACCCGTTCTTTTTGGAAGAGGCTGAGACAGAGGCTATTCTTGACAAAGAAATTGCCGAGATCAAGGCGTGGAAAAAGGAACAGCAAGAAAAATACAAACTGTAATAAGGAGAGATAACGATGACACGGAAGAGATATATCAAACTATTGATGGCAAACGGTTGGAGCCGCAACAACGCTGAAAATACTGCCGGGATTGGGATTGACGAATGCAAACCAAACAGGTCGAGTAAGACATTTGATGAGCGGCGCTGGAAGAAAATTGTATCGCATCGTGGTTGCTGGCCATATAGCACATATGTAGAAGCGTATGATAACATGATGCATCTCCGAGAGTTGTACCCAAGTGACAAGCCCGGAGAGGGCGTTAGAGACGATTTTTAAAGAGAGGATAACTATGACACACAAGAGATATATAAAGCTGATGATGGCAGCTGGGTGGAACCGGAACGAGGCAGGACATATAGTCAGTTTTGGAAAAACTGAACAAGGGCAAGTTTTGAGAGACCGTATGAAGAAGCGTAAACTGGCCCACAGTGGGTGCTGGCCTTGTGATACATATGATGAACTGTTGAATTTTTGGTTTGATGCCAATATGCTCAAGCGTAACAGCACGCCCGTAGAGCCGCCTGTGAGCCTTTTTAAGGAGATGTGATAACTAATGTCAAATGATGAAATTATTCGCCGCACAGACGCTCTGGAGGCGCTGGGAGAGGAGCCGGAGTTGGTTTGCAGATGTGATGACGAGAGCATTGGTCAACGGTGTCAATGGAAACAGGATCTTGATAATATTAATGCAATTTGTCCTATACCATTCCAGCTACATGAGTTGACAGAAGTTGAAATTTGCGGTTTGCATGGGGATTGTGTGATCGTATCAGCACAGAGTATTAAGGAACTGGACAAGCGTGTTGTGCCGTGCCTTGGGTCGCACAAGGATATTGACGGGAAGAAATACATCGTGCTGGACGGCGAGGAGTACAGCCAGAGCCTGTTTGTGGACGGGACGATAACTTTGTGGCAGGTTCGATAAGAACGCCGCAGAGTGGCTGTATCAAGGGCTTAGAATATGCGTAGCAAGGAAGTGACAACATTACGATTCGAGAATTTTATGAGACTGTGCCGGACGAGCACAAGGACGACATTATGTGCGTGTATGACAAGAACCATGACACTGTTGAAGTCGCAGATATTTGGACAACACAGGTCCCAGGGGCACAGATCGGGCGCTTTAGAAGAGGTATGGCCGATGTAGTCATTGTGTATTAAGGGCACGGCAACAATCCATGCAAAGGCGGGAATAAACCCAACATTCCAGCCCTGACAAGATTGCTTGTGTGCGGAGTGCTTGTGCCACAATTTATAAAGCACAAGGACGACGCCGGGACAAGCATCGTGACCAGAGAGAACGATGCGCAGGACCGAACATGGAGCAGGAGTGCAAAAACAAGTGGTGTGCGTTTCCTTTTAAAAGTTACGACTTCATATATCATAATTACTGCGTGTACAGTAATAAGACCGACATTTACTGGACGAAAAAGGCTCTTAACCCACATTGAGTACCGACATCTACTGGACAAAAAAGGCTCTTATAAAGAGTTCCCAATTTTTTGAGTCGTTTTTTTGCGTCAAAATTACATCGACAATATGTACCCACCCGACATTTACTGCCAGAAATCGAGTCTTATCTCAATTCCGTATAGTAGTACCGACATTTACTGGACGAAAAGTGTCCTTAACGAAATCTATACATACATACATCCGACATTTAGTGGACAAAAATGGCTCTTAACGAAGTTTTACATATGCATACCCGACATATAATGCCAAAAAACGGCGCTTAACAAAAATATCTAAAAATAGGACGGTGATAAAAGCAACGTGTACACAGACCGTGAAATGTATTTAAAACACAGACTTCTCATACCAACAGAAATACTGCTAAACAAAGATGTCAAGCAGCTATTACCAGCGTATATAACATTTTGTATTTTAGCGGACCAAACAGAAGAGGCAGTCACACAGCGCAGGGTGACGATAAGGGAATTCTGCCAGGCTATGGGGACGGTAAACGCAACACGACTCCGGCGAGAACAATATCAAGCTGTTAAGGATGCGTTTGATTGGTTAGTATACAAAAAGTATATTTTGTTAAATGGAATAAATTGGCACAATACCAACCAAAGTTTTACTTTTAAGATGACCGATAGCATTTATGATCTTTTACAAACAAGGGATACAGAATATAGGAAGCATTTCTTGCCCATAGAAGCATCGGAGGTTTTTATGGTTAGGAGAGTAATGCGAGAATCTGATGTGGATAATAGTGTTCTTATCAACGCCATGCGTATTTACTTCTATCTTAGAGACTTATCTTCCGTCTGGCAGGCTACATTTGAGGACAAACTACCAGCTTGGTGTGGGTATTTTAGTTGGGTCATCAACAGGATGCACATTGTCGAAAGGACCTTTGAGCGGACGATAAGCGTTTTAAAAGAGCTTGGCCTTATAACAGTCACACACATAAAATACGACGTAAAGACAAAAGGAACGGCTCCCGCAACGATTGTTATTTTTAATTATCTGTGTAGTGGTTCAGCCATAGATGAAAAAACCTTACAAGTTGAAAAAAGGATTGACCAGATATATGGAACAAACTCCACATGGTATGCTACTGGCCGCACATTTAAAAAGAAAGCAGGAGGTAAAAAAGAAGAGTTCGGAACTACTACGCATTGTATGGAGGAACCCGTGATGTATGTCAATGATGAACATATTGAAGATACTTCTGGCACATTCGAACAAAACAATAGATCACAAATAGACGACATTTTTTATGATGACGATGGCACAGAGCTTGAAATTTGGTAACTAACGCCCAACAGGGCGATGATATAAACAGAACCGCTGCGGCGGGCAGGAAAGGCAGGTGATGCAGTATGCGTGTGTGATGGTCAGGCTTAACGCATATTACAAAATGTATAAAATGAAGGAGGTACGCTGTTTGAATATTAAGCGTGCAGAGACGAAGTTGATTTTGATGCAGGCCGCGATGGATGCGTGGGGCATGTTCAAGATGATCGTGTGGGCTATATGTGCGATTGTAGCGGTCGCGGCAGTTGGATTGGGGGTGAATTGGCTGTTTGCGCTGGCGTTGTTTGTTGGAGTGCCGTTGGTGACAGGTCTTGCGTGGGCTGTTGTGTACCGCTGGTGCTTTGACAATGGTGCGTTGAAGCTGGAGCAGGTAGACCCAGACGAGAACGACAATGGGAAGGGGGACGAGTAATGTTTGCACCCCCGTTGTATGTAGTACGGAAATTTCCGCTTTCTTTTATTATAAGTAACAACTTTAACATCCAGCTTGACCCGGATGAGGAAAAGCGCTTTCAGGTAAAGCAGGGCGATAACATGCTTTTCCGTCAGGTACGGCTGATTACATATGAGACCGATAAGTTCAACCGCTTTGTGGTGTTTGTGAACTGTGTGGGCGGGCAGAACAAAAAGAAAGAAATGACGCGGCTGATCCACCACGGGTTCAAGATTGGCAAGCAGGAATTTGTGGTGAGTGAGCGCAGTGCCAGCATGGTACGGCAAGGCATCCTGAGTTTTGTTGACAGACGGATCGCCAGGGAGTTGGACAAACGTATCACGATGGGAATAACTTTTGATAAGACAATTTTGCAAAAATATACGGCATATCGTGGCTTGTTCTTCTCTAGTTGTCACTGTATTGAAGGCTGGGTACCAAATATAGTTATCGTCCCGGACTGTTATTTGACTATCAAAGATCAGCATATTAACTATGTTTATGATAAGACTGTAAAATTCAAGGATAAAAACACTGGCAAGGATAGAGAATGGACGCAAAAAGATATCTCTGACAAGATGACGGACATCGAAATCAACGCTTTTGATGGATGTGGCATTGCACATCCGGCTATCATGGAAGAAATTCGTCGCAGAATCGGTAGCGACACTCCCATTACAAGTTTCATAGGGCGTGCGCCATTTTTGAAGGGAATGATACATCAGTTCGACTACGAGACATTTTTTGCAGAACGTGGTGTGCGATTCATTACTGATATCTGGGGAGTACAACATGATGTAAGCCCGGGAGCAGAACCACTGATGATATGTTTGGAGTCTATGTATAAAGGCTACAAATATTTTAAGAAAACCGGCACGATTGCGGACTGGGAGGAGTATTGGTATCAGTTCCGGAAATATAATCATTGTTTTGGTGTTGCAAAGTGGAATTTTGACGCAGAAACTGAACCGCTCATGACCAGAGGAAATTATCAAATATTGCAAGACTTGGACTTGACATATGACGAGTTCAGGACATTAGCAGATGACAGTATTAACTGGTTTGAAAAGATAACGGATGGTAATCCTGTCTACACATATTGTTTCTTAGGCATGAAAGCAGATAAGCATAAGGCGTTAAATGATTATTGCGCGGCGATCCTTAAAAATCCGGAGATGATGAATGAGGATGGTGTGCGGAGCTATATCGTGAATCTGCTTGGGAAGTACCGTGACGAAATGAAATGTGGAAAGCTTTGGTTAAAAGGTTCGTTCTGCTTCCTTGTCCCCGATCTTATTATGCTTGCAGAGCATATTGGCGGGTTGCCATTGGTTGGAGCATTACAGACGGATGAGTTCTATAGGTTCAACCGTGACGGACAACTGTTTGGTGAGCATCTTATTGAGCGCAATCCTCATATTTGCAAAAGTGAACACGTTATTTTAAAAGGTGTTACAAATGAGCTGCTTGATAAATACTGCAGTCACCTTGTGAACACATGCATGATAAACGTTCGGTCGATTACGCCGCAGCGACTGAATGGCGCGGATCAATAGTGGTTCGGGGCTGTGGTAACACAGCATTTGGAACGGTGTGAACCCTTCATCAGGGGTGTGGCCTAATCAGCTGCTAACAGGGGATGCCTAAAGAGGGAGAATCCTGTGGTTTATAAAAACAATATTATCTGATAGGAGGTGTATTATGGCTGTTGATTTTAAAATTGCCAATTATTACGGTTTAAATTATAAAATATTCTCTGATGGTACTATTGTTGGACCAGAAAGAGGAATTGTTAAACAACGAGAAAATGATGATGGATATATGGAAGTGACACTTGGAACAGCAAAGAACAGGCACTCAAGAGTAAAAGTACATAGAGTTATTGCAGAGCAATTTGTTCCAAATCCACTTGGGTTACCAGAAGTAAATCATATTGACTATAACAGGAAAAATAATAACGCAAATAATTTGGAATGGACAACACATCAGGAAAATGTACGCCATTCAGCAAAGGTTGGTCATTACGCGAATAAGTCTGGTGAAAACAATGGAAGGGCAAAAATAACACAAAACGATGCCAACATTATTCGTTCATTATACCATAGTGGATACAGAATATGCGATATATCGAAAACATTAGGCATCGGCGAACATATCGTAAGCAATGTGGTCCACGGATTAACTTGGAATTGATATTTTTAATTGTTTTTATGAACTGCATCGACTATCCGGGATGAGTGTACCGGAGAACGGCCGCTATTGATACGCGGTTGGGAGCGCACCGCTGCCGGAAACGGTAGAAGATATAGTCAGCGCCTGCAAAAAAAACGTAGGTGTGTACGACGGCGATTTGGTCCTCGTGTTGGACAATAAAACTATGATGAAGGGAGTTGATAGAAACGCCACTATTACGATTGATATTGACGATAAGGTATGCGCGTTGGTCGAGGCCGATACACCACAGAACAGAACAGCGTGTATTATTAGAAGCCTGAAATCGCGTATTGGTGAAATTTCTAACTTTGCCTCTGCTTATCATAATAAGGCGATCACGAACGAGGAGCAGCGTAAGAGATACGATACATACATAAATTTGTTGAGTGTCTCAAATGGAAAGGAGATCGATGCGGCAAAAACCGGCGTCCATTTCAAGATTCCTCGTAATATAGAAAAATATGGTCGTCCACTGCCGTATTTTATGAAGTACGCAAGCCCGTACTACAAGCGGATGAAAAAGCTGAGTTGTGCCCACTCCAACATGAACATGCTGTGCTTTGAGCTTGAGCGCTGGGAAAACACGATCCGCAAACGGCGTATGAAAAAGTTCGACTGGAGGATCATGTTTGATGAAGAGATTGGGTTCGACCAGGAACACTTTGACGCTATTGAGTTGATATTTTGCGAATTTTATAAGCTGTGCAGGGATTTGGCGGAGCTGAATCACCAGTGCAGACATTACGAAACGTACAAAGACATTTTAAGAGAACAGAACATTACAAAAGAGATCGCTACGAATTTTGAGGTAAACTGGCAGTATTACTACAACATTTACCGCAGCCGGTGCCAGCAGATCGTGCCGGATGTGCGTGAGCTTGCAAACATTTGTGTGGTATTGTGCTATGACAAGTATAAGAGCCGCAACAAAAAGTTCATGTGGCAGATGGCCGGTAAGGGTGTGGTAGAGAACATCAAACAGGTAAACATCTGCCTTCCGCAGGAGTGCGATGACGGTGAGTACGAGTACCTTGGAAAGCGTTATACACTAGCCCCTGTGGAAAGCGACATCCCGGTAGAGTATATCGATGCAGAGCTTGTGCCGGGAGGTGATTGCGATGTTTTATGATTTTTACTGCAACGAGAAGATGCTGCTTGATAATTACAAGAAGAATGATTTGGGAAACCGTGCGTTGAAGCGCGTGATTGGGCGAAGCGGAATGACGCCTGACAAATGCGCTGATATGTACCTTACGATGTTTGACAACAGTTTGAATTTGAACTACGACAGATATGACCTTGTAAGACATTTTGAGACCTGTGGAACGAAGACATGTGAGTTATTACAGATTGACAGTATAAAAGTATATAAACAAGACCTCGAATGGATCATGACACAAATTGAGACACACAATCTGAAGCAGAAAGAGCAACTTTGCCTGTTTGGCGTTGTGATGATGTGTAGGATTTTACATATGGACACGATAGATTTGACGACTGAGTTTAAAATCAAGCGGTTTTGCGGCTGTTTTGAATCGCACCTGCATGATGTAACCATCAGAAAGGGAAAGTGGTACGAGACTTATCACGCGCCGATAGGGATGGAGACGGTGAGTGATGAGTACGGCATCCTGCTGCGGACGGACAGCGAACATACCGCGAAGAAGGTTGGCTGTTATTATACCTACGAGAATTATGACTTGAAGAATAATGAAGTTGTATACGAGATGGTTGTTACGCCTGACACAAATCGGCTGAACCTGTATGCTTTGTATCAAACGGTGGGGTTGAAAAACATACGGTTCTGTGTGAGCTGCGGCTGTGCGTTTACGGCAAGAGGGAACATGACAAAGTATTGTGACGATTGCGCCAAGATCATAAAAAGAGAACAGACAAGAGAAAGAGTACGCAAATACAGACAGCGGCATTCTACGATGTAACGCTTTTAAAATAAGGCGGTTTACAACGATTAAGGACTGATGACTTTATCCCGCCCAGGGCTTCGGCTTTGGGCGGGCTTTTGTTTTGTCCGATTTTAAAGGTTTTTAAGGAGCGATGTTTGTATGATTACTATTTCTAAGGCAGAGGCCAAGATGATCCGTGAGAAGTTCCCCCGTGCGCACATGGTTACGACCGTGCATAAGACAATGGTTGACGAAACCAGAGATGTGCTGAAGGCGCTTGTTAATAATGTTGACGCGCAGCAGGCACTGGAGGAGATGGAGCTGGATGAGCGCCGCCGCACAGCCCGTACTTTGGGTGACGAGGTGGTTGCATGAACGATTGGCCGAAATTGAGCGGCGAGACGGACGCGCAGTATGTGTACCGTGTTTGCCGCAGCAAGGATGAAATTGGTACATGGACTGACGTTGCAAATGTCATCAACACAACGCTTGGCTGGGATAAGGGCGAGTGCGCTTACCGCAAGACATGGAAAGCATATCAGGACCTGCAACAGGTGAGCGAGGTTGATACAGCCAGCACGGAAGAGCTGCTGGAAAGCATCCGTGAGGAGCGGCGTGAGCTAGAAAAGGCGCGGGTCAAGATGCGTGATGAGCGTAACGAGGTCAGTCGGCTGCTTCGTGCAAAAGCGCGTGGTGAGAGTATGCGTGAGCTGATCGAGCGCCGCATTGATGCCTATGACCCGGCTGAGTGTGAGCGCCTGGATGTGCTGCAGTGTGTCGGACAGGGTGATTGTGACCTGATTGTTCATTTGACCGATTTGCACGCCGGGATCCAGATTTCCAACTACTGCAACCAGTATAATCAACAGATTATGATGTATCGTTTGCGCAAATATGCTGGCAAGGTTACAGAGATCTGGCGGCGGCATAATGCTAAGAAGTGCTATGTGGTGCTGGGCGGTGATATGGTCAACGGAGCGATCCATGTGAACAGTCGTTTGGAAAACAATGAGAATGTGATTGACCAGGTTATTTCTGCCAGTGAGGCTGTGAGCTGGTTTGTGGCAGAGATGGCGAAGCTGTTCCTCGACGTTGAGGTATACAGCGTACCTGGCAACCACAGCCGTGTGTTCCCTAATAAAGAAGACAATCAGCACGGAGAGTATCTGGACAGGCTTGTGGGCTACTATGTACAGGCAAAATGTGCGCAGATTAACAACGTACACGTATGCGATGTAGATTATGACGGCTCAATGGTTCGATTTGCAGTGCGCACGCTGGATGTATTTGCTGTGCATGGAGACAAAGATACTCCTACAGGAGTAGTGAACAGCCTGACCATGATGACAGGCATGAAGCCAGACATTGTTTTGATGGGGCACCGTCACACGAACGGGCTTACCACCGTGTATGACACGAAGGTCTACGAGAGCGGCTGCGTGGATGGCCCAGACAATTATTGTATGGATAAGCGATTGAAGAATAAACCGGAGCAGACAGTTTTGGTCGTCAATGACCTGGGTCTGGACTGCGCTTATGATGTAAAGCTGGATTAACCCAGCTGCACTTTTTAAAGGGAAGGGAAGTGAGTTTTTGGAGGAGAATGTTAAGAAGCAGCCTGAGTTTTTTTGCAGCTATTCCAGCCGCCTGACAAACTTTTTGAAGGCGTATGGACTTAGCTACGAGAAGCGCGAGGTGAACGATATTACCGGCGCACCGTTTTGTGTGTTTAAGCGGACACCGAAGCTGCTGGCGATTGTGAACTATTGGAGTAACGGCGGTCGTAATCAGTTTGCTGATTTTGACGAGGACGGTAACCCAACAGAAAACAAGGTGGGTGATCCGTAATGGGACGACCCAAAGGCGCTAAAAACAAAGCGACGATTTTACGAGAGCACGCAGAGGCACAGGCGCGAATCCAGCGTATTATGGCGGAGGAGGACCAGCCGGAAGTGTTTTTCTGTGTGACATGTCATAAGAAATTTACACGCCAAAAGGATAACTTTTATCCGAGCCAAAGTCAGCTGTGGGCAGGAAACAACCACTTTATGCCGAGTTGCAAGAGTTGTGTTGACAAGTTGTACGACCATTATTGCAAGACGCTTGGCAATGAAGAGGATGCTGCAAAGCGCGTTTGTATGCGGTTTGATATGTATTACAACGACAAAATTTTCAGATCAACGGCAAATCGTGCAGCGAATCTTACCCGCATGGCTGCATGGGTCAAGCAGCTGAACATTGTACAGTACCGCAACAAAACCTTTGACGATTACCTGGAAGAAGTTAATGGCCGCATCATCAATGAGGTTGATGATAACTCCCAAGCAGTAGATGCCAAGGGGCGTGTCAGCCAGCGTATGCTTGATTTTTGGGGAACATCCATGAAGGATCAGGAGTATTTGTTCCTGGATAGAGAGTACAAAGACTGGACAACGCGGTACGAGTGCAAGACAAAAGCGCAGGAGGTATTGTTCAAGAATATCTGCATTGGTGAGCTTGCCTGTGAGCGTGCGGCCAAGAGTGGCGATGTCAAGGACATTAAAACGGCCAATGACAACCTGCAGAGCTTGCTTGGTTCAGCCAATATCAAGCCTAACCAGACAAATGACAACGCGCTGGCCGAGGCAAACACCTTTGGCACGCTGATTGAAAAATGGGAGAGAACCGATCCGATCCCGGAGCCTGACCCGGCGTGGAAGGACGTGGACGGCATAGGACACTATTTCCGTGTGTGGGTGCTTAGCACCTTGTGCGAACTTTTTAAGGTGAAGAACCCCTATAAAGAGGAATATGACGCTGAAATAGAACGTTATACCGCGCACAAGCCGGAATATTACATGAACGACGATGAGCCTGATGAGGCCGCCGAAACTGCAAAGTGAGGTGGTAGGTCATGGCTCAGAAAAGAACTGCAGAAGAAGTTGCAAATGACAAGGCTACGCAAATCATGAACGCGGTGGCGAAGTGGTGCTCTTTTTACAGGGCAAACCCGCACCGATTCTGCAAGGACTATTTAAACTTAGAGTTGCATCCGTTCCAGGTCGTCTTGCTTTTTATGATGAATCTGGCGACGAATTTTTGTTTCATTGGCTCGCGTGGTCTCGGTAAAACGTTTCTAACTGCCGTATTCATCGTTTATAAGGCGATTCTTTATCCGCACAGCAAAATAGTGGTTTGCGCAAAGGTTCGAAGTCAGGGTGCGCAGGTTCTTGAAAAGATAACCAAGGAACTTATGCCAATGTCGCCGCTATTGCGCAGTGAGATAAAAGATGTTGTTATCAATCAAAGTAAGGCTGAGATTACATTCCGTAATGGCAGCTTTATCGAAGTTGTTACCGCAAGCGATACCTCCCGCGGACATCGTGCTACGATTCTGGTCTGCGACGAGTTCCGTATGATCGACAAGGATGTCATTGATCTGGTCCTGCGTCGTTTCCTGACGGTTGCACGCCAGCCTGGTTATTTACGGAAGAAGCAGTACAAACATTTGCTGGAGCGACCTATTGAAATGTACTTGAGTTCAGCATGGTTTCAATCGCATTGGTCGTGGCAGCTGTGCCAGGACTATTTCTATAATATGTACGCCACAGATAAAAAATATTTCTGCTTCCGGTTCCCGTATCAGATGCCTGTAAAAGAGGGGATGTTGTCGCTGGAGCAGGTTGAAGATGAGATGAGTGAATCTTCGTTCAGTGACATTAAGTTCCGGATGGAAATGGAAGCCATGTTTATCGGCGTGACTGATGGCGGGCTGTTCAGCTTTGAAGATATCAATAAAGTACGCAATCTGAAGCAGGCATTTTATGCACCGGGCACTATCTTGGCAGGCAGATCTATTGAACCGCCCAAGAAGAAACCGGGAGAGAAGCGTATTTTGACGGTCGATATTGCTTTGATGAGTTCTAAGCATAGCGATAACGATGCAACGAGTATTTTCTTAAACAACATGATACCGAGCAACAGTGGACGATATACCAGCAACATGGTATATACGGAAAACTGTGAAGGTATCATCACGCAGGACCTTGTGTTAAAACTGCGCCGCTATTTTAAATGGTTTGACTGCGACTACATCGGTATAGACGCCAAGGGTCTTGGTGCCCCGATCATGGACCTGTTGATGCATGAGTGTTATGACCCGGAGAGCGGAGAGATATTCCCGCCGCTGAACTGCTGCAATAACGCTGATTTTCAGGACAGATGTCCAGATAAGACCGCGCCCAAGGTAATTTGGGCCATTATGGGCAGCGCACAGTTCAACAATGATGTGACGATTGCACTGCGAAGCGGTATTCAGCAGGGACGTATCCGGTTCCTTGATTCCGAGTACGATTGCGAGGAGCTGCTGCGTGCGCAGTTCAAGGGCTATGACAAGATGACGCCGACAGAGCGTACCGCTTTACAGCTGCCGTTTATCAATACAGGGCTGATGGTCAACGAGTTGGTCAACCTTGATTATGAGGCGACAAATAACCTGATCCGTGTACATGAAAAGCCCGGAGCACGTAAGGACCGTTACAGCTCGGTTAGCTACAACTACTACATAGCAATGCAGGTTGAGCGCAGCATGGCAAAGAATTACGCTAAGACAAAGAAAATTGAAATAAACTTTAGGGCACCTGCCAGAAGGAGGGGTACATTTGACTATTGATTCAACGCAGAAAAAAGTGGCCGTGATGACCCCGGATGGCAAGCGCGACTATGTATCTATGACGGAGTTTATGGACAAGCTCCGCTATGCAAATATTTCACAAATCAAAGTCCGAGACCTTGAAAACAACAAGGACTACGCACCTACATACCGCAAGTACACAAAATCCCAGATCGTGACCTATCTTGGCAATCCGGCGAACTACGAGACGCAGCTGCGCCAGATGAGCCAGTACCTTTATAATATATCGAACTATTACCGCAGACTGATCCAGTATTTTGCGAGTATGTCTACGTTCAGCTATATCGTTGTGCCGTATGGCATTGACAGGACCAAGAGCGTGAACCTGAACAAGTTCAAGAAGGGGTACTATGCAGTCATCAATCAGCTGGAGAAAATGAATATCCGGCACGAGTTTACGAGAGTATTGACGGTGGCATTCCGTGATGATGTGTACTACGGTTATGCGTGGGAAACGAATGACAGCTATACATTCCAGCAGCTGGACCCGGACTACTGCAAGATTTCCAGCATTGAGGACGGCGTGTATAATTTTGCCTTTAACTTTAGTTATTTTGATGCGAACAGTGAACGGCTGCCGAATTTCCCGCCGGAATTTACGACGATGTACAATGCATACGCAAAAGATTCCAACTTGAAATGGCAGGAATTGAGCAGTGACAACACCGTTTGTATCAAAATTAACGAGCAGACGCATATTCCGATCCCGCCGTTTGTGAGCCTGTTCAGCGCATTGGCAGATATTGAAGACTACCGCGCTATCAGCAAAAATGCAAGCGAGGTCAACAATTACAAGGCGCTGGCTTTGGAGATACCGACCGGCGACGATGGCACATTCCTGATCGATTATGACCTGTGCAAGGATTTCTACGATATGCTGTGCAATGTTCTGCCGGAAAACATTGGTGCGTTTATGTCACCCATGAAGGTTTCCAGCTGGAATTTTGAAAAGAGCGGTGCTGTGAGCGGCAGCGATGATGTAGAAAAGGCTGAGGCGTCCATGTGGACACAGGCCGGTGTCAACAGTATTTTGTTTGGCGGCGGTGATAAAGACTCGGCCACATCGGTCAAATGGTCAACTATCAATGACCAGATGATTGTATTTACGGTGATGCGCCAAATTGAGCGCTGGATCAACCGCAAATTAAAGAGTGTTTCGACGGCAATTAAGTTTAAAGTAAATATTTTGGATGTTACATATTTTAACCGGCAGGAGATGCATGACCAGTTCGTGAAGGACGGTCAGTATGGTTTACCGGTGCGCAGTGCTATTATGGCCACAGCTGGTTACAACCCGAGCGATATGGAAAATATGTTGTATTTGGAGAACGAGATCCTGGGCCTGAAAGACCTGGAAATCCCGCTGACCAGTTCTAACACGCAGAGTTCTGACAGCAATGCTGCCACGGACAAGGGTGGACGGCCTACCAACGAAAGCCGGGGGAAAGACCTGAGCGACGCGGGGGCTGTTACAAAGGAAAATGACAGCAATGCGAATTCCGAGGGGTGATCTGAATGAAAGAGGTCAAAATCCGCGGCCGTGAACTGGCTGTACACTTGAGCATGGCCGGTGCGGCACTTCTACGCAAGGAAAAGGACCGTGGCGGACATATTATATATGTATATGCCTTATCAGACGACCAGATCAAAGAGCTGCAAGAATATGTAAGCAACAAACAAAAACGAAACTATTATTGACCACTGGCGGTTATTTCTGCCGGTGGCTCTTTTAATTTGTGGGGTGAGCGATATGGAAAATCGATTGAATCGCCTGCCTGTCACCTTTGAGAAAACAGGGGAGATCGACGGTAAAGACACAAGATTTATCAACGTAACGATCGATGTGCTGCATACCGGAGATAACCTGAATGGTTCCACTTTCTCAAAAGAGGTGGTGGACACGGCACTGGAAAGCATTAAAAACACACCGATTCTTGGATATATTGAGGAAAGCAAGGCGGGCGACCTTGATTTTAAGGGGCACGAGCACGAGCTGAAAATTGACGAGGACGGCATTCAATATGTGTACTCCGGCAGCGCCTATGGCGTGATCCCGGAGAGTTGCAACGCCCGGTGGGTGAACCGGGATGACGGAACAGGAACGATGCGCGATTATCTGCGCGTAGATGGTCTGCTGTGGACCAAGTTCGATGATTCCTGTGAGATCTTTGAGCGTGATGGCGTAAAGGCGCAGAGCATGGAGATTACGGCGCTGGAGGGAGATGTAGATGACCGCGGCTATTATGTCGTGAAAAATTTTGCATTTGATGGTTGCTGCATCCTGTCTACGACCGACCCGCGCATTAAACCGGCGATGGTCGGCAGCGATGTGGTGGCAAATTTCAGCGCTGCTACGCTGGCAAGCCAGATCAAAGAAAAGCTGGACGAATACACAGCACTACAAGGTTCTCAATCCTCCAAGGAGGCTGAGATAGATAACTTTGCGAAAGGAGAAGGTGTTTTGGAGAAGAAAAATGAGATTCTTGCATCCTACGGCATCGATGCTTCTACGCTGGATTTCTCTTTGGAGGAAATTACCATTGAGGAGCTGGAAGAGAAGTGCAAGGAGATGTCTGCGGCTGCAGCAGAACCGAAAAACGAGCCTGAAGCCGCGCCTGCACAGGAGCCTGAGGCACAGTTTACCCTGACGGACGGACAGCGTATGAATGAAATCTGCAACGCTGTTTCCGGCGAGAAGTACATTGACCGCTGGGGTGACGAGTGCAGCCGCTACTGGCTGCAGGATGTGCAGGAGAATCGTGCGATCGTGGTTGATGCGCAGGACTGGAAGACCTATGCGCTGCCGTTTGCCATGGAAGGCGACAATGTCAAGGTTGACTTTGACGGTAAAAAGCGCGTGAAGGTCGTGTACGAGGACTGGGATGATGGCACTGCCGAGCCTGAACTGCCTGTCCTGTATGAGGCACTGTGCGAAAAGGTCGATGCCGCAAAGGGAGAGGCCAAAAAGAGCGCAGATCAGTATACCGAGATTAAGGCACAGTTCGACGAGATGCAGCCCAAGTATGATGCTTATGTTGTTGCTGAGGCCGAAGCTAAGAAGGTCGAGGAGAACGAGAAGCGCGAAAAGCTGTTTGCCATTATGGACAAGCAGCTGGACGGTGTCGATGAGTACGCCGAACTGAAGAAGAATGAGGATATGGAGTTTACCGCCCTGCAGGATGAATGCTATAAGCTGCTGGGTAAGAAGGCTACTGCCGAGTTCAGTTATGTTGCACCCAAAGAGAAGAAGGGTGAGATCGAAAAAGCACGCTTTGGCGTGAGAGGGGTCCAGATGCAGTCCGTCTCGGACAAATACGGTGACCTGTTTGAACGCTATAAATAATACGATAAACGGAGGAATTTAACTATGGCTAATGAAAAGCATGCTGTTGTGCGTCTGGATCTTATGTCCGGCACCACTGATGGCTCTCTGCTGAAGAGTGTCAAGGTTTACAAGAATGACAGCCCTGTTGCGATCGACAATGCGCAGCTGGTTGTTCTGGGTGAGCGCGAGGGTCGCGAGGTTTATAAGGCCACTGCCCCCACCGCTGAGTCCAAGCCGAAGGATCTGGTCCTGATTGCCAGCGAGGAGCTGTTCTATGATGAGACCCGCACCCACTATCTGACTGAGTGGGTCAATGAGGCTGGCAAGGTCTGCCGCGGCTATGTCCTGCACAACGGCGACGATTTCAGCGCTACTGCTGAGGCTTTCGACAAGGCTCCTGAAAAGGGCAAGTTTGTTGGCTTTGCCGCTGATTCTACGAAGATTGCCGTTCAGGAAGCTGCTGACGACAAGACCTTTGGTAAGATCGAGAGCGTCGAGAAGACTGGCTGGGGCAACGGTGCCTACGAGTATTTCGAGATCCGTGTTTCTTTCTAATCACGGGTTAGGAATAACTAATACATGACATTTACGCGCTGTCCATCTTGTTTGGTCAGCGCTTTCCATTTAGGAGGGTTTTACTATGGAGATTGATAACAAGCTCATCAACCTTGCAGTCGATAGCTATTTTGGCCGACTGGGCAAGGAATACAGCGTTGCTGACAGCCAGGAAGTTCTGCGCAAGGCTCTGCTGGAGGCCAACAACGGCAAGTCCACCATCGACCTGAAGGCAATTCGCGATGGCAAGTGCAGCAACCTGTTCAGCATCATCGAGGTCGTCGTTGAGAAGGTCAGCGAGGAGGGCCTGAAGGGCGACGAGTTCTTCACCAACTTTATTGAGGATCGCAATCTGGCACTGGGCGACAGCAACATCTTCCACACCAAGAAAGACGTTCTGCTGACTGTTGCTGATGTCGCCGAGGGCACGCAGGGCATCCGCCGTCAGCGCTTCGAGTCCGGTCAGGACATCACCATCAACACCCAGCTCCGCGCCATCAAGGTTTACGAAGAGCTGAACCGTGTGCTGGCTGGGCGCGTTGACTTCAACGACCTGATCAAGGCTACTTCTACTGCCTTTACCCGTTATGACCTGGATTCCGCTTATGCTGCTTTTGGTGGCATGATCAACGGCCTGCAGGCTCCTTATATGCAGACCGGCACGCTGGATGCTGACAAGCTGCTGGATCTGGTCGAGCATGTTGAGGCTTCTACCGGCGAGTCTGCTACCATCATTGGTACTCGTAAGGCTCTGCGCAAGATCCCCGACATCGACGGCTCTGACTCCCACAAGGAAAGCATCTATTCTATGGGCTATGCTGGCAAACTGGCTGGTGTTCCCCTGATTGCTATGAAGCAGCGCCATGAGATCGGCGGCACCAAGTTTATTCTGCCTGACGACACGCTGTATGTCTTTGCTGGCGGCACGAAGCCCATCAAGCGTGTTACCGAGGGTTCTGTTACTATGCTGCAGGGTGACCTGATGGGCAACCAGGATATGAGCCAGGAATTCCTGATGCTGAAGCGTACCGGTGTTGGCGTTGTTATGGATCGCGACTATGGCGCTTACAAGTTCTCTAATGTCTGATATTGACAATTTACTATAATACCCCGGTTGGGCGCCTGACCGGGCTTTTTTATTTGATCATGTTTGGAGGGTATTATTTTGGCAGTTAAGAAGATTACCAGCAATACGATCGTTGAATGCAAGAACGGCGTGCATGGCCCGCTGATCTATATTTCAAGCCGCACAGCCGGTTATACGGTGGAGTGGGAGGATTTTGGCGAGATTCAGGAGATTGAATACGGCGAACTGGTTGCCATGCGTGGTTCCCAGCCGCGGTTCTTCCGGGATAACTGGATTCTGATCGAAGATGCTGAGGTACTGAAGCAGCTTGGTGTAAGCCAGTATTACCGCAATGCGCTGACAACAGAGAATTTTGATGAGGTGTTCCATTGGAGTGCTGACAAGATCCGTAGCGATGTACCAAAGATGAGTGAAGGTATGCACGATTCTATTCGCATGCGTGCCAAAGAGCTTATGAAAGCGGACGGGCTGGATAGTCGCAGTGTGATCAAGGCGCTGAATGATGTGCTGCACTGTGATTTGGAAGAGGAATTGCAGTTAGATACTAAGAAACCGACGAAAAAGGCTGCTGTCACAGTCGAAACCATTAAGTAACGGAGGTGTGACCTATGGGCACCAAATACGAGGAAATTTTTGAGCGTTATCGTGCCCGGGTTCGCAACTACGAATTCTTGGACTTTGACGCAATCACGCGGTTGGAATACCAGAAAGATTTGCTGACGCTGGCGATTGGCGATTTTGAGGAAATTTGCAAGCAAGACTTAACGGATAGGGAAGACGATATTCTGGCGTTTAATATCGCGCTCACCAATCGTGAGAAAGATATTTTGGCGCTAGGAATGGTACTTCATTTCGTTGAGCCGTTTGTGTACAACACGGATGCCTTGCAAAATGCTTTGAACACCAAGGATTTCAGCTTATACAGCCCGGCGAACCTGCTGGAGAAAATGACAGATTTGATGACTACGACGGAGCACCGCCTGCGCGGCGAGATCAACCTGTATTCCTTTAGAAACGGTGAGATTGCCGGACTGACACAGTGAGGTGGTACACATGAACTATGACATGTATGCCGCCATGTTGGGCAGACCCGGTACGAGCCGCCGCGATCGTATTATTCAAAAATCAAAGCACGACACGCTCAAAATGGGGCCAGACTCGCCAGCATACAAAGAGGTGGAGATCGACGGAATCAAGCACCATATGGAGATTATCTCCAGCACGGTAACGAATCAGAAGGTCATTAGGACCATGCCGGGTGATGATTTTGAGATCGGGCACATTATGCTGTGGAGTAAGAGCCATTGGCTGATTACGGAGCGCGATGCTGATGATGAGATTACGGTGCGCGGAAAAATTGAGCTGTGTAACCGTAGTATTCAGTGGCAGGATGATGAGACCGGCGAGATCGTGACCCGCTGGGCCGTTGTGGATAAGCCGTATTTCTCGAACCTTTCTGAGAATAAGCTGATGACACTTTCCAGCCGTGAGTTCCAGGTAAAGATACCCTACGATGAGGAATCTGCGCTTTTGGACGTAGATAAGCGGCTTATGCTGGAAGAAATCAATGGTCAGCCAAAGACATACCGTATTACCTGTGTGGATGGTATGACGGAGCGCTATGACCGCGACAACCAGCAGACTGGTTTTTTGGTGCTGAACCTTGAACAAGACCAGTATAACCCAGACACAGATAATGGTGACAAGATGCTTTGTGACTATGATGAGCCGAAAAAAGTACCGGACACGAGCGATGTAGCTATCAAATACACAGGGGATGCAAAAGTGCGCATTTGTGGACGCGGTAAGGTGTTCCACGCGACACGCGACGGAAAGCCATATGCCGGATGTGTCTGGACCATTCAGCCCGATGAGAGCATGTTGAATGAGAAGGTATATTTTGCCAATTCGACGATGTGGAACCGCGTGGATGGAGACAGCTGCCGTGTTTCGGCTGTTGATGATAAGACTTTGAATGGGCACACAGTTACACTTACGGTGCAAGCACCTGACGGGAATAGCCAGGACAGCGTGGTAATAAAGGTGGTGGACGCATGAATTTGAACGAACTTGGTGCGTACAAGCACAAAGTAGCGTCGGTTTTTGCAAACGACCCAGATATTATCGACGTGTTACTTGGCCCTGTGGATGAGGATGCTGATACAGATGAAATGCTGTTAGGCAATGACCCGGACTCTTGCGGCCATATTTTTGAGTACGAGTATGTTGATGACACAAACGAAACAACAGATACATACCTGTGTATGGAAACAGTGGTTGCAAAAGTGCCCACAACAACTGCATACCGGGTATACCTGTACATATTTGTGTATTGCCACAAAAAAATTATGCAGAGCTATAAACGAGAGGGGACGGTTGGCACCAGAGTGGATATACTGGCTGCCGACGTGGACAGGCTGTTGAACGGAAGCAAAGATTTTGGCATTGGTAAGCTGAACCTTGTCAGTAATGATGTTTACAAGCCAAACAACAAATATTACGGGCGCTGCATTTGCTATGAGGCTGTGGATTTTAACCGGAGGAATAGCAGATGAAAGTGCCATACTTTGAGCTTTTGAACCCAATCGGATTCCAGGTGGAGACAGTTGGACGTATCCATTCCCCGCGCCTTAAAGACATCTGCATGAAGGGGTATAACACATACCAATACGCATTATCGCTGTTGTTGATGACACCAAAGGATTTTGTGGAGCGCTTGAAATTGCTGCTGAAACACGGCGGGCAGGAAATGCCAAATATCACGCCGGAAGAAATTGACCAGTTGGACGTTTTTACCCTGCTGACATTGGAAGAAGGAACCAGAACCGATGTGATCTCGGCTCTGGGCTTTTTTATTTCAGAGCCAGTGGAGTATGAGCCAACGCACCAGTGTTTTCTTGTGAATCCGGCAAAGGATGAAGCCGGGGCCTTTACAGTGGATGGTGTTATAAACGCCAAAAACTGGACGCTGGTATGTGATGTTTGTTTGCAGTGTGCTTACATAGACCCGCCGAAAGAAAAGAAAGAACACAAGTACAAGGACGAGAGAACGCGCAAAAAGTTTGAAGAGTTCTACCGCAAGAAAGCAGAGTACGAAAAAAACCAGCGCGGCGGCAAGAAAGCTGACCCGGACTATGAGCTTGCGAATATTATTTCGGCTTTGGCAACATATCACGACAGTTTGAATATGGCTAACATCTGGGATTTAACGGTGTACCAGGTGCATGACACTTTTAACCGTCAACGAATCAAACAAGTCAACGACATTTCTGATTTTAACTACAGCGTGTGGGGTGGGAAGGACCACCAGGTAGACAGCTGGTTTAAGAAGATGTCGTGATGGATAAAGACAAACAAATTAAACAGGAGGCTACTATTATGGCTAAGATGAATCCTAATATGGCAAACCGTGAGGTTATGAACCTTGTTCTGCTGGACTATAAGACTAAAGTCCCCTTTATGAAAATTGATTTTGCCAATGTTTCTACCACCAACTTCCAGGCAAACCGTGTGTATGCAAAGGGCGGCTGGGGTGCCCCGAACCGCGTTGGCTTTGACGGCGAGCGCACCGGCACACTGCAGATCGATACCCAGATTATGCCTGTCAAGCTGTTTGCATTGCTGTCCGGCAAGGAGATTGCCAAGACCGCTACCGTTCTGAAGCGTGAAGAGCTGACTGCCGGTGCTGACGGCATCCAGCTGTCTGAGACCCCGAAGACCGGCACTGTCCAGGTTTTTGCTGCTGGCGATGACTGCGGTACCCCGATTTCCGATACCAATGTTGCCGAGAAGAAGGTTACTGCTACCGGCATTACCGAGAACAAGAACTACATTGCTTACTACTACCTGGACAAGGCCAAGGGTGTCCAGAGCGTTAAGTTCGATGCTGACACCTTCCCCAAAGCTTTCGAGATCCGTGGCGAGATGCCCTTCAAGACCGAGGACGAGGAAGAGGTCATGTGCGATCTGGCCTACTACAAGGCACAGCCGCAGGCCACCTTCAACCTGGCGTTCCAGAACACTGGCGATCCGACCACTGTGTCCATCACCTTCGACTGCTACGCCAACCAGGACGGCGACATCTATGATATGACCTTTGAGGACGGCACCGGCGAGGAGTAATTCCTTGACCGTTTAAGAAACCCGAATATAAGCAGGGGAGCTGAAAAGCTCCCTTGTTTATTTTTAGATTTGGAGATGAGAAGAATGGACGAAGTAAAGTTTGTTGATACCGCGGCGGCTGAGGTTGCTGCTGTGGCAGTACCCAAACGCAAAAGTAAGAAGGCTAAGATTGAGCCTGTTGCCGTTGATAGTTTTGACGCTGAACCGGTCAACGCCCCGGTTGTGAGACTGCCCGAAATGAAGTGCGGTGTAGTCGTGTACCACAACGAGCATACCGGAGCGCTTGGTTTTGAGTATGAAGGCCGAGGCTATCAGATCCCCGATGAGGGTCTGAACTACAATGTCGGCGATCCTATCGACTTCATGATCGTTGACGGGAAGGTCATTCTCGGTGTGGTCTAAGTATCACGTGTCTGCCAAAGAGGCACGTACTTATGACGGGATCGGGTTTGACTCTAAGGCGGAAATGGAATATTACCGGGATGTTGTGCTGCCGCTGGCTGCGGCGGGGGAGATAGTGCAATATGAACTGCAAAAGTCGTTTGTGCTGCAGCCAGGGTTTCGGCACGATGGAAAAGCTGTGCGTGCAATTACTTATGTGTGCGACTTCTACCTTATTTATAAGGATGGGCGCAGCGAAGTGATTGATGTTAAGGGCATGGCAACACCCGAAGCCAAACTGAAACGCAAGATGTTTTTGTATAAGTACCCAGAGGAGAACTTGCTCTGGGTCAAAAAAAGTGGAAAGCACTGGAAAGAGTGCTGATTGAAGGGAGTTTGTTATATGGAAATCAAGAAGAATATCACCGTGCAGGAGCGCGTGGACTTTGTGAATTTTGTCGTGGCCAGCTGTGAGGTGGAGAACCGCCATATTCCGGCATTGTTTGATTATGCGTGGCGTGCTGGCGTTGTAAAGTATTTTGCACCGGAGGCATGGGAGAAGATTGGCAATGACCAGGATGACATTTGTGATTTTGTGTACAGCCGTGATGGCATTGAAATTGTAGAGCACCCGGACATTGCCGAGGTCACCGCTGGCCTGTATGAGGCGTGCCAGGAAGAGATTAAGAACCGCCGCGAGGAGTATATGGTTGTTTACCGCAATGTGGCCCACCCTGACCCGCTGGGCCGCGTGGCTGAGGCGTTTGAGGAGATTGCTAGCGGCATCAAGAGCTTGAGCGACCCGGATATGCTGGTGGAGATTGCTAAGAAGGCTGGGTTGACGGGGAAGGAGCCGGAGCGAAATGTCGACTGGAAGCCAAAAACAGATGCTGAAACTGAGGCTAAAATCAATAGTTTGCAGCATAAACCTGTGGTTCTGAATATTGTGAAGAAGGAGTGATTGCGGGTGGCGACAGTTGACACATTGAGCCAGCTTAAATCAGAAATGCAAAAGCGCATCAATCAGTCCTTAAACGGAAATGTCCGAACGATTGTAAAAAAGTGCGTGCAGGAGCATGCGCAGAATGATGTCCTGGCAACATACGAACCAAAAGAGTATAAGCGGCGAAGCACACTAGGTATTGATAGCTCCAGAAATATTGTTGGTGAGGTCAAAGATAACACCTTGACTGTAAGCGATGTTGCACAAATTTCTCCGCCTATTGTAGACGGATACACGCCATCTGGAGATCCAGACAATGGTTTGCCTCAGCTTATCGAACAGGGTGCATACAACTTGTTCCATAAACCAGAAGGAACACCTTATATTGAACCGCGCCCATTTATGACAAACGCTAAGAAAGAAGTAGCTATACCGGGGGCGAAGGCTCATGATGATATTTTAAAAGCTATTAAAGACAAATTTCCGGACAACTAACATTACGGCAGGAGCTGCGGCTCTTGTCATAAGCACCTGACATATGTTGGGTGTTTATGGAAGGAGCCGGAGCCATGATAAAGGAGGAAAGTATTATGGCAGAAGATTTGAAGATCAGAGTCAAGGTAGAACCTAATACAACTGGCTTGCAGGGAAAACTGGATGAGGCAGCTAAAAACTACAAGCTAAATGTTGAACTGTTTGATCAGAAAAGTTTGAATTCACAAATAGCATCAGTGCAAAAAAGTATAAATGACCTCATAAACAATACAGCGAGAAAACTTACGACAATCACATCAAGTACGCAACAGAATACGGCTACTATAGCGGCGGGCTTAAAGAGCCTTGTTGGCACTTATGGTGATGTAGCAAATATGCAAAAAGAAATTTCCGGCAATGCAAAAGGAATAAGCGTGATCGATCAAGCGAAAATTGACGAATCACGGGCAAAAATTGCAGAATTAAAAAAAGAACTGGCTGAATTGCAAAAAACACAGAAGCCCGGAAGTTCCTATAAGTCTGATTTTGTTGGGACACTATTTAAAACAGAAGGTTTCGACTCGAAAACCATTGAGGAAAGCCTACAAAATGTTTTGGATAGAATGAAGAATGTAGTAGGCAAGGGTACAAGCGAAATCAAAGCAGAAATATCCAGTATTTTTGACGACACGGATGATTTTGATAGTCTGTCAATCATGAATATTGTTAATGATATTTTTGAAGGTATGGATGATGCAGAGCTTACACTAGATGAATTCAAGAAAAATTTTGGTGATGCATACGCTACATTTTACGAGATCAATAAAGCAATCGAGAATATTGATGAAAAGCCAAAGTTCCCAGAAAAGACGATAAAAAGTGCCAGCAGCTATGCATCCGATTTATCAGAGATATACTATCAAATCTATGAAAGCGTTACAAAAATCAAAGATGGTTCAGAGGTAGAATCAAGTTTAAAAAATATAATTGATTTGCTACAGCAGTATTATAAAATTTCTGGGTTTTTGAATGATGGAGAAAGCACAAATATTAAAGAGGAAGCAATTAACGCCAGAATAGCTAAGGAACAAGGAAAAATCGATGCAATATTACAGAAGTCTGGCACGAGTGCAGAGGCGGCAGGCGAAAGTTCTGGTCTAAAATATGTAAAGAAGTTTAGTGAAGTTGTATCTAAAAACATCAATGTAGACTTAGATTTTGAATCTTTAATTGATAAGACCTTCAGCTTAGACAGCCTTATGGAGAAAGCTTTTGGCGGAGACACGAAGATTGATGTAATTGAAAATTACAAGAAAAATCTACAAGGTGAATTGGCGCAGGTCGCATCTCAAACAGAAAAAATGTTTGATGTTGATCTCACAACGCTGGATGAAAAAAGTGCCAAGAGTGTTTCTACACTTAAAGATAATGCTATCGCCATCCGCACAGTGATGATAGATATCAGCGGACTGCTGGAAAAGACAAAAGGCGGCGTTGGTAGCAACGAAGATTTCGAGCAGTTTAAAACAAATCTGCAACAGTTACAGGGGTATGTTGCAAATATAAGAAAAACATATGATAGTGCAGGTGACATAAAAACTGGGAAACTTGTCACAAAAGACGATCAGGATGATAAACTGACAGAACGCATTTCAAAACTAGAGGAATCTATGCGACGTCTGGTCCAGCTTCAGGTTTCTCTTACATTAGAAAAAAATAAAACGCTTGATGCAGAAAACGAGATTGTAAATGCAACAACAGCAAACACAGACAAGTTAAAGGTAGCTCTTGAAAAGCAAAGAGAAATCGTAAAAACATTAAACACGGGCAGCGGCGTCAATAATCTTGACGGCAAGAATGATAAGACAGACGATAAGCCTGCAAAAGATGCAGAAGAACATTCTGGTAAGGCTAAAGACAACCTGCAGGCGGCTGCAGATGCGGTTAAGGAGCTTAAAACCAAAGGTCTTGATACGGTCCTGAAAACTGTACAAAAGTTTGTAGATGGAGTATGTTCCGATCAATCAAAGGTTAGCGCAGTCAGCGATAAGATTTCTGAGTTCAATACCAAAATGGCTGGGTTTGAATCGGCCGTTACCAGTTATTGTAAGGCAATCACTGATCTGAATACCTATTTTGAGCAGAATGCCGCAATTTTGTCCGCACTGAAGGGTGCTTACGATACAGACTCTGCCCAAGAAAAGAGCAAAGCAAAGAAGGAAACTGAACAGCAAACATCCGCAAAAATTACTACGCTGCTCAATAAGGTCAACACAGCATCCGAGAAGGTTGTGACTGCTGTTGATGATGCGGGAAAGGCATTAAAGGATATTTCTGCTGCTTTGACATCTGCTGCCGAGTCTGCCGGTTCTATCAATGGCGATGGGCAGGTTGTGCTGGGGGCAATCCAGAAGCTTGATGCCATCTTCGACCAGTATTCTAAAGCCTTAAACAATGCTGGCGTCCTGAATGCCGTAGATAAACCTACTGACGAGAAAAAGGCAACGACACCAAAGAAACGCAACACGAAAAAGAAAGATGCATCTGTTGATTCTACAGATAAAGTTTCTGCTTCCATAAAAAAGATGGAGGCTGTGTTTGACGAATTCTCTGCGGTTGCAGAAGCAACGACTGGTTTTGCCAACAAGGTAGATTCTATTATTTCCGCTGGCGATAGTATTAGAGAAATCATCGTAAAGTTTAATTCTATTGGGGATGGATCTGCAGAGAGTGCTCAGAAGACTGTTGAGGCGCAACAGTCCGCTATTCAGGAAATTTCTGCACAGGTAAAAGCAAGCCAATCTGAGTTGGCTAAATCTGACAGTGGCATTCAGCAGGCAACGACAGCTGTGCAGGAGGCCGTAGAGTCGGCAAGCAGCATTGATACTGACGCACAGGCGCTGATTAAAGCTGGTAAAGTTCTAAGCAGTATTTTTAAGGCATATGCAAAGATCCTGGACGAGTTGCAAGATTCCGTAGACAAAGTTTCTGGCGTTGATGCAAAGACGATTACAACGTCTATGACGAAGATGAAGAACTTTGTTAAAAATACTGCGGATGCTTATGCTGAGGCCGCAGAAAAAGCGACTGCTATTGCTAAAGCTGATAAGAAAACTGTCAAGAAAGATAAGACAGAAAAAGCAGATGTGCAGAAAGCGGATGCAAAGCCAACGGCTTCTATTGACACGGATAAACTGAATCAGGTTGCATCTGACATCAGAAGTGTAATGGCTAAGTTTAATCGTGTTGCCAAGACGACGGATACATTTGCAGAAAATATCAATAAGCTACTTGATGCTGGTACGAAAATCAGCAAGGTAATCAAGAAGTTTAACGATATTGACACGACTGCGGTCGAGACTGTTAAGAGCAATGTCACTGCGAAGGCGCAAACCGGTGATGTAATTTCTGCAAACAATGACAATGCCGCAAAGGTAGCAACTGCGGCCAAGGATATTGAAAATGCCGGTAGCAATATCGAAAAAGCTGCATCCAAAATCAACACTGCGGTCGACAAAACCAACAAAGCAGCGGATAAAGAAGTTAAGAAAGCCAACCCATTGACCTCTGATAATGCGCATCGTGAGTATAAGAGCACCAGCGATAAATATAGCAAGGCTGAGGAATATTACAAGAAGAATGTTGTTGGCACAAAATTTGAGGATGCCGACACAATTAAATATTACGAAGAACTTGTTGCGGCCATGAGTAAAGCTACGGCTGCTAAGGCGGAGTTTGATAAATCTGGCTCTGCTGATGCACTTGTTGCTTATCAGATTGCGCTGCGCGATGCGGCTGATGCGTTTGAGGTTTTTGATACAAAGCTCGACCTTGTCCGTGACCATTTTTCTGAGGTCAATACTCGACTTAATAATCTTGGTAAATCTCTGAACACGCGGTTTACAAGTCTTAAAGAAAATTACGCCATTGTTGAAAATCTACAGGCAAAAGCCAGTGCAAAAGGATACGAAAATCTTGCAAGCCGGGCAGTTTCTGATCAATTTTCTGATGCTTTTAAAGAGGCAAATGATGCTGTAGAAAAGTTCAATGAAGATCAGTCCTTTGAAAACGCAGATAATGCGCGTGCAAAATTGACTGCTTTGAGTGTGGCAATTCAGGCATACCGTAAGGAATTGACTGAAGCAGAAAGTATCTCTAAAAAAGCGTTTGAGGCTCTGCCAACAAAGATTGAACAGGTAAAATCAAGGATTGCATCACTGGTTGAGCAACAGAAAAAGACGACAAAGGATTCTAAATCTTACAACATTCTTCAGGAGCAGATAGATAACTTAACCAATCTACTCAATGTATTACAGCAAATAGATACCAATGGCAGCTATAGTCAGTTTACGGATATGTTCCGACAGTTCCAAGGTATTGGAGATAAGAACAGTATAAAGATCAAGTCGCTTACTTCGCTGCTTAGCGCGTTTGGTATTGAGGCCCGCGACGCTACCAGCCAAGTTCGCAATCTGAACACGGAATTGCGCAATACTCGTAATATCAACTCTTGGGAAAAGAGTATGCAGAATACGATGTACACTGCGCAGCGGTACTTTAACAACAACAGCAAGATCTCTACGAATACTGAGGCGTATGCTCGGTTTGTTGACTTCTTTAACACTTACGATGAGAAGATCAAGAGTAAGATGTTTACGCAGGAAAACTCCAGCCAGATGTCTAAGGATTGGTCTGAACTAAAGAAGTATATTCAAGATGCCGGGTTAGAGACGGACAAGCTGAGCGTTAAACTTGAGAAGCTGTTTGAGGTCAATATCAAGAGCCAGCTGGCGAATCAAGTGATCAATGCGTTCCAGCAGGGACTGCGTCAGGTGTATCAGAATGTTGTGGACATTGACAGTGCCATGACCGAGCTGAAGAAGGTTACGGATGAGACGAGCGGAGCATACAGTAAGTTCCTGAGTGAGGCCGGAGATAGAGCGAAGAATCTGGGTGTTAGCATTAGCGATGTTGTAAATGCTACAGCTGATTTTGCCCGACTTGGGTATAACCTGGAAGATGCAACGAAGATTTCCGATTCTGCTGTCATGTTCAAGCAGGTAGGCGACGGTGTGCAAAGCATGGATGATGCAACATCTGACATTATCTCTGCAATGAAAGCGTTTAATATTGAAGCTGATAAATCATTAACGATTACAGATCGCTACAATGAGGTGGGTAATAGCTTTAGTATAACTTCCGCAGGTGTGGCGGAGGCATTGAAGCGTTCGGCCTCGTCTTTGCACACTGCTGGCAACGACATTGACCAATCGATCGGTATGATTGTTGCTGCTAACGATGTTGTTCAGGATCCAGACTCCGTAGGCGCTGGGCTGCGTGTGATTGCATTGAGAATTCGTGGTGCCACGTCCGAGCTTGAATCAATGGGTGAGGAAACTGACACTGTGGTTAAGAGCACAGCCAAATTGCAGGCTGAAATCAAGGCCATATCTGGTGTGAATATTTTGGAAAGTGACAATGCCACATTCAAATCTACATATCAGATCATGGACGAACTATCTGCTAAATGGTCACAGCTATCTGACATTCAAAAAGCCACTCTGACGGACAAAATCGCTGGCAAAAACCGCGCCAATATTTTCTCTAGTATGATGGAGAACTGGGAAGACGCCAAAAAGGCAATGGAAACCTCTAAAAATAGTGCAGGCAGTGCAACCAAGGAGTTAGACACCTACCTCTCCAGTATAGAAGGCAAGCTGTCCAGATTCCAGGCCACATTCCAGTCCCTCTCGTCTGATGTGCTTGATAGTGGAGTTGTTAAAGGTTTTATTGATATGGGAACGGCCGCGCTTGATTTCGCGGACGGATTAGTTAAAGCAGGAGATGCAATGCCGACGATTCTTACGGCGTTGTCTGCAGTTGCATCTATGACAAATACCAAGGTCGGTGTAAATATGCCCACTTACGCAACGGGAATAGCTGCGTAGGATGCAACCTTGGTGTACAAAATACCCAAATTGCTGGGAAAGGCTAAGAGCCGTGTGACCAAAACAGAGGGAGTAATCCCATGTGACGGTGCCGAAAGGCTGAGACAACAACACGGATGCGATATGCTGAGAAAAAAGCTGTAGTCGCGTAAGTTGACATACAAAAGAATAACCGTAGGGCGGCACCTACGGCGAAAAAATTACCCGCTGTCATAACGATAGCGGGCTTTAATATTTTATGTCAACTTATGCGGCGGCAGTGCTAAGTCGCGCAAACAATGCTTAATCAGCAGCCGGAGACCCGTGCAGTTTACTGCACAGATGGAGGGTGTGACCTCTGGGTTTCTGGTTCATCGACTGTATGGGTAGCCCTATTCTACGGCTTAGGCCGGATGGGAGGAAAGACAGTCAGAACATCGTGGGAAAGCCATGAGAAGGTTATAAAGGTTAAGACCGCCCCAATATGGAGCGGCCTTTTGATATTTGTAAGGGGGATTATTTTATGAAGCATGATTGTAGGGAACTTTTAGAGTACAAGAAACCCACCTACGGTTCTCTTGACGAGTATGAGGAATGTATTAACCGCAAAGCTAGAGTGTTAGCGGATAGCGCAGTTGGTACTGGTATGACACTTAAAGAGTTCTTTTTAGCGATGGATACTCTTGGCGAAGTTGCTGAGAAAGCGAAGGAATTTATGACGGAGCAAGTTGTTTTATGATTATTTTCTACAGTTAGTGCCACCGTTATATAGATTCATTGCTTTTGTATATTCTGACTTAATGCGAACCATTATGCTGTCGTCAGTAGAATTTGGATATTCTTTAACATAGCGCTCTGTAATTATTTTAGTATAGAGTAATGCCAACTCGTGATTTGCTTGATATTCGTCCATTTGTTTATTTTGTCCTTTCTATAATGATAGCGATTTCCATCCATACCCGCAGGAGTTGTATTTAAACTGGTGCTTCACCTTCTGCGAGAAATACATCTCAAATGAACACGAACAGTCTGTTACACACCTTGCATTGCCACACAGCACGCATACGCTTCTCTACAGGATAATGCATATAGGTCAGCATTTTTGTGTCGCACACGGGGCAGTTTTTGAATTCGGTTCGCGTTATCGCACCGGGGAAGTACGAATTAAATGGTCGCGGTGGGTGATCCTTCCATGAAAATCCAACATCTAATACATTGTGGTAATGGATTCCGGCATAGTGCTGTTCTTGATGAGACATAGAGATACCTCACAAATCTTACCATTCATAGCCGCAGGAGTTGCAGTGGAATTGGTGCTTAACTTTCTGACTGAATATTCCAAAGAGTCCTACGCTTACACCTTTAGACAGTGCGGAAATCTTTTCTGTGTTTGTGCTGCCACAGGTTGGACAAGTGACTTTGCGATATGGATTAGGTTCGCCGTAAACCTCTTCGCGGAGAGCGGCTATTTCCTCTTTTTTATGAGTTTTGTATTCTTGATGCCTTGCACACTCTTGATGTTCTCGTTCATTGAATTTTGTTTTACTGAAACGAGGGTCATCAAAGACGTACTTCTGACGTATATACTCAACAGTAGCCACATAAAGTTCAGTATAATCTTTCCCTATTTCACCATATGACGGCAAAACAAGATATTTTTCAAAGTCGCTACGAGTAAGTGATTTTAAATATGCTTGAATTTCATTATGCAATTTTTCGTCTTCAATAATAATGACATCTTCATTTTGGCAAAACTCACATGTTGGAAATCTATCTTTTGTACAACTCCATGCTCCACAAACAGGACATATGTAGTTTTTCCATGTATCCATAAGCGACTCCTTTTGTTCCAATATATAACCTTATATTTTATTATATCACACTATAGTAAAATATCAACAAAAAGATATTAACGTTATTCGGAACAACTGGTGATACGAACAATTTCGGGAAAACTAAGTTGACACTTTTGGGACATACATTAGATGACTTTAAAGTATTAAAAAGCGAGCTAAATAATCTGAATTTAAGCAGTCTTCATTTTAGCTCTGGAAATCTGCAATATCCACTAGACAGTATTAAAAATGCAGCAACTATTGAAAAGAACAATATCTCGGAAATTTTTCAGACAATTTTGCAGTGGAGTTCTAAAACAAATGAACAGTTAAAAGTTGATACAGATTCAATTCAGAAATATATTGACAAAATAAACGATGTCGGTAAAGATGCGGCCAAAAATCAACTTGACGAAATCATGGCGAACGCTTCTTCTCAAGCAAAACTTTATGTCCAGCAAACAGATGCTGCGGCACTTTCCACGGAGGCATTTGCACAATCTCAGACTGTACTCGCAAAAACATCAAATGCTGTTGTTGGTGGCCTAAAAAGTATTGGCGCTGGCTTGCTTTCTATGGGCGTAACCTTAGCTGTGTCTGCTGCTCTTAACGCCGTGGTTAAAGCAATCTATAATGCTGCAACGGCAGAAAAGCGTTATCGTGAAGCGGCTCTTGACTCGACCACTGCTGTAAATGAAAAAACACAAGCTCTTGATGACTATGAAGCTCAGATAAAAGGACTTAAAACTTCTCTTGACGAAGGAAATCTTAGCGAAAATGATGCTTACGAGGCACGGAAAAAGCTTATTAGTATTCAGGATGAATTGGCAGAGAAGTACGGAAATGAGCTTAATGGAATTGACCTTGTCAATGGTGGGCTTGAAGAACAGATTGGGCTGCTTGATGAAGCGGCTAAAAAGAAAGAGAACGCATTTTTAACTGAAAAAGACAAGGATGCTGGAACTGACAATAAAGAAGCTATTGAAGACGCCCAAAGAAAGATGACACAGCGTCATGTTTATATGGGGACGTTTGGGTCGTTATCTGAGAATGATTTTAATACCATTAAGAAGTATGCAGAAGACAACGGTTTAGGTGTTAATTATAGTCAGGGATTCTCTGGTGATTATTCGATTAAAGTGTCGTTTACTGGTGATGCGTCCAACGCGGAAAAGGTATATACTGATTTTGTAAACGATGTAACCAATGATAGTCGCCTTGACGATGATACGAAAACTGTCATAGCTGATAAAGCAAGAAGTTTGATTTCTTCTGCGCAAGACATCACTACTGAAAATGAGCAACTTGCTGAGCAGGCTGCACGATATCAGATTGAAACTACTTCAGCTTATAATGAACTTTATGAAAACCTGAAGAAGGCGCAAGATGACTATAATGAGGCCGTAGCAAAAGATAACGATACCGCAATCAAAAAGGCGTTAGAGGCAAAAACATCTGCTGTTGAGGCAATTCGAGAGGCAAAGTTTAATGTTGGATATAATGATTATAATACAGAGCTTTCTGATTATAACAACGATTATATCAAACAGTACATGAATGCTCAGGCCGACGAACTCGAATCGTCCACCAAGCTCAAGGCTGCGCAGATCGGCTTAAATGCTGCCATTAAGGACGGCTCATCTGCACTGACCGACTATCTTGACATTACCAAAGAAGATGCAAAAAACACCATTGATACGATCAAGTTCAGCGTGCAGAGTCTTAACGGACTGGACGATCTTGATTTGGTTGATATTGGCAGCTTGGAGAATGCCGGTACGGAAATTACTGCTTACACCAAAGAACAGGTACAAGCTTACGACAACATGAAGTCTGCCGCGGACAAACTTGGCATTTCCATGAGCGACCTGATCGACATTTTGGTCAAGGCTGGACTTGTCACTGGTGAGAGCATCAAGTACACGAACGAGTTCACCACCAACGCGCTTTCTGCGGCGACCAATGCTACGAAGGCGATCAGTCTTGTGACGGCAGCGATCCAGAGCCAGAGCACAACGGCGGGTGTTTCCAGCGACAGCTATTCTGAGCTGATCAAAGAGCAGGGCGAGTACGCTGCTGCGCTTGATTTTGAGAATGGCTATGTGAAGCTGAACACTGACATGGCCAAGAAAATCACACAGGCCAAGATTGATGAGGCCGAGGCCAACATCAAACTCGCTTACAGCCAGAATCAAATGAAGTACAGCCAGGTCAAGGCCGACTTGGAGGCACTGAACACTGCAGTTCAGCAGAATGGCAAGCTGGAAGGCGAGAATGCAGATCAGGTTGAAAAGGCACGTTCCGAGTTGGAGGCCCAGAGCAAGCAGCTGCGCGAAAATTGCCGCAACCTGCAAATGCAGTACAGTCTGCTTGTCCAGAACAGCGGCGCGTATCAGGATTGGGTCAATGCGCAGAATGCCAGTGAAGCCGGTGATATGTATGATAGCATCATCAATGCTAAGAAGGCGATTGCGGAGGGACTGAAAAACGGCAAAATTGGCACTGAAAAGTTCAAGGCTGCTGTCGAGCTGACGATCCCCGAGGATTATCAGGGCGATATTGCCAACTACATGAAGCGCCTGAACCGCTACTTTAAGCAGGCCAGTGATGGCAGTGCTGATGCAAGCGGACTGAACAACTTCCTGAAAGATTCGATCAAGGCCGGTCTTATGAGCAAGGATGCCAAGGACCAGATTACGATTGCGGCCAATAAAACCACAAAGGACTTTGCGGATGCGCTCCACCTTTCGATGGAGGATGTCCAGAGTATTTGGGGTGAGCTGCAGGAGTACGGCTGGGAGTTCGACTGGGGTAGCCTGCTGGGCAACCCGGTTGACAACCTGCGTATGCAGATCGATGATATTCAGGACCAGATGGATGCTTTGGGTGAGGACGCGGAGAGCAATCCTGTTTGGCAGGCGCTGAATGAGCAGTTGACCGATCTGCAGGAAAAGCTGAAAGAGACCTTTACCGGCATGGATTCCAGCGAGATCAATCAGACCATTGATGAGATCATTGAAGAGGCTAAGAAGGCTAACGGTCAGCTCACGGACAGCCAGGCGGATGCGTTGTATGAGATGGGTCGCGTACAGAACATGTACGACCTTAAAGAGGCACAGGACAAGCTTACCGAGGCGCAGAAGGAGTACAACGCTGCCGTAAAGGAAAATGAGCAGTCTGATGGTGAATACAAAGACATGAGTGGTGTTGCCACAGAGCTTCAAAATGCGCAGGATCAGGTAACGAAGCTTACGCAGGCGAAGGAAAAACTTGGTGAGCCGACACCTATTGAGATCCAGACCTTTGCTGTGAAGTATGCCGCAGGTGAAATTGATGGTATTCAGCACGACGCGAAGGAAACCACAGAGATGCTGGCCAACATCGGCTGCTCGGTTGATACAACACAGGCACAGAGCGAGATCGAAACACAGAACCAGATGGCTGACGAGTTCAGAAACAAGTTTGACAATGTCCCGGTCACGCTTGATACCTCTACTTGCGAGACGAAAATCTCCACTGTAAGCAAGGCACTTGATGGGCTGAAGAAGGATATTCCTGTTACGCTGAATTTCGGCATTAAGGGGACACTGATCACCGGTATTGCAGATGGGCTGCGTTACAGTAAAGGTGGTGGCAGCAGCAAGACGAAGGGCACAGGCCATGCTGCCGGTACTCCGAACGCGCCTGGCGGTAAGACGCTTGTTGGCGAAATTGGCAATGAGCTTGTTGTTAACCCGCACACCGGCAAATGGTACACTGTTGGCGACAACGGCGCTGAGTTCGTAAACCTGCCGCATGGTGCAATCGTGTTTGACCACGAGAAAACGCAGCGGCTGCTGAAGAACGGATTTGTTGGCGGCTATGGCGATGCACTTGTAAGCGGCAATGCCATGGATGCAGGAAGCCCGGGCGTTGGTTCGTTTGTTGGCACCGCTGGCAACAACTATATGCCCGGCAAGAATCCGATGGTCAAGAGTACCTACAAGGCCACCAAGGCCAGCACTAAGGCGACTAAGGATAACTCCAAGGCCCTTGAAGAGAACAAGAAGGCCCTTGAGAAGCAAAAAACCGCGCTGGAAAAGCAGAAAACTGCCCTTGAGAAAGAGTCCAACAAGCTGAAAATCTATGGTCAGGCTGCCATTGACGAGATTGAAAAACGCGAAAAGGCACTGAACAAGGAGAAAGAGGCGCAGGACAAGGCGTTTGAGGCTGAAATCGAAGCGCTGAACAAGAAAAAGACGGCATTGCAGAAGGCCAATGACGAGGAGGATCGTGCTATTAAGTTAGCAGAACTCAAGGACGCATTGGAGAAGGCGAAGGCCAACCGGACGGTTCGCATCTACAATAAGAATCAGGGCTTTATCTGGGCAGCAGATCAGGAGGCTGTGAACGAAGCACAGACTAACCTTGACGAGCAGCAACGAGATTGGCGCAACGAGGACATCCTGCAGGCTGTTGATGACGAGATCGACAAGATCAATGAGCTGAAAGACGCCTATGACAAGTCCATCGAGGCACAGATTGAAGACCTTGATAACATGAAGGAGAAGTGGAACGAGGTTATCAGCCTGATTGGCACAAGCTGGGAGGATTATCAGCTTGGGCTTGCGGCTGCGGCACACTTCAACGACATGACGCTTGACGATATGGCTGGCGACCTTGTTGGCTATAAGGACGACGTTCTTGCCAACATGAAGGAAATCGGCGGCGTGACTGACCAGATCGATTCCATCACAGAGTCCATCGAAAAGCTGGAGGAAGCTATCAGTGATGCGAAGGAAGCCGCGAGTAGTGGCGGTAGTTCTGGTGGAAGCGATTCCAGTGCAAGTTTTGGCGCTGGTGATGGTAGCGATGTTGAGACTGATTCCGATTTAAGCCAAGATACACAAGATATGCTTGACAAGCTAGAAGAACTTCGTGAGGTATATTCTGGACTTGGCAAAGATACAGACAACCTAAGCGAAAAACAGCGTGGATTGGTTGATACTATTGCTAATTTGACCGATGGCACAAAAGCACATTTTAACGCTGTAGACGAGCTTGGCACAGTACAGCAAACAACAGCCGATAAGCAAGCGCTGATGCGTGATATTTTGTCTGAGTACATGACCACACTTTCTCAGTGTACTGATCTTACAGGTGAACAGCGTGCTGAACTCACGCAGGCCATGAACGATATTGTCAACAGTTATTCCGGCGGATATGATACTATTGATGAATTGATTCAAGGTTATAACGATACTCTTATTGAGAGCGGAGATATGACTAATGAGTCTTATCAACAGCAACTTGAAAATCTGCTTGAATTTGCGGACCAGAATCAGGCATCCTACGATACAATCGCAGAAATTCTTAATTCCAATTTTGAAGCAGTTGCGGAGAACACGGATTTAACTTACGGGCAAAGACAGTCTCAGATTACGAGTCTGGTAGACTTGGCAAACCAGTATGGCATAAGCAGCGATGATATTATTAACCACCTTGCTAACATTGCCACGCAGGAGCAGTATGCGGCAGAGAGTACCGATATTACTCATGCGGCCATGATGACAACCGTCCAGATGACATGTGTGGAAATGGGTGCAAGCTATGATTCTCTTCGTACAAAAATTGAGTCTGTAACTCAGGCTCAGCAGAAGATGATTGAAGCCATCGGTAAGGCCGACTTTAATACGCTAATGCCCATGGGCACTGCTACAAGTCATGGCAATAAAATTCAGTGGGGTACACCGAACTTTGACCCTCTGCAACATGCGACTGGTGTTTTGAACTCGCCAACCACACATATCGCCATCACTGACGAGAAAGGCCCCGAGATCAAGATGCGTAAGCCGGGTTTCGGTCAGTACAGTTTGATCGAGAAGGGGAGCAGCGTTATCCCGGCACAGCCGAGTGCAAACCTGTGGAAGTTTGGTCTTGACCCGGAGAGCTTTATTGCATCGCATATGAGCCAGCGGAGTATCAAGAGTGTGGAGATCACGCAGCCGAATATGAGCAGTGCCCCGGTGGTCAATGTTGGCGATATCCAGATGTATGGTGTCAATGATGTGGAGAGCTTTGGCCGTGTGATCCATGACCGTGTAAGCGGAATTTTTGCACAGGAATTTAGCAGGAGATAATTTTTAAGGTTTGATTTATAGTGGAGTGCGGACGGTGCATTTGTGCCGTCTGTGGGTGAGTGGTGGGTAATACAAAGTAGAATGCAAAATATAAGGGAGGTGGCCACGCTGAACAAGCAAGATATTGATGCGCTGAGAGAACTGGCCGCACAGATCCGCAGAGGATGCCAGCAGCTTATCAACCGTGCAAGCTATGACAGGACTTCGATCGGGCAGGTTACGGCTGTGAATGGCGGTGGGCTGTACACAGTGGCCGCGTTTGGGGGAAAGTATACTTTGCCATACAAGACATATATTCCGGTGGGAACGGTTGTACGTGTGAAGGTACCGCAGAACAACTGGAAGGACATTTACATCGAATCTACGGAGTAAAAAATGCGCAGAAACATCGCTTAACAATCCCTCGGCTGATTTAGTCGATGGTATTTTCTTGGAATGTGTATAGAAGAATTGAATAACGATTGAATTCAATCTACACCGCTCAGTGGTCATTTTGACTGCTGGGCGGCTTTTTGTTTTGTTAAAAAGGGGAGTGATGAGAGTGGCACAGCCGGTGCTTTATATTATCCCATCGTTTGACGCCGCTGTTGGCGCAAACATCAACTTTGCTTATGAGGGTGAACAGGTCTTTGCAAACGAGCTGGTCATCTATGATAATGAAACGGGCAGTCAGGTATACAGCCAGAAAACGGAATGGATGCGTACCTACCATACGATCAACGGTGGTGAGCTGCAGAACGGTAAATATTATTACTGCAAGCTGCGGGTGTTTAACAAGGCTGGTGAGCCGAGCAGTTGGTCGAGCCAGAAAAGCTTCCGCTGCTTTACGACACCGCAGTTTGAGTTTAGTAATGTAACAACGGGGCAGATCGTACAGAGCAGTGAGTTGACCGTGAAACTTAGCTATAGACAGGCAGAGCACGAACCGCTGAATACGTATACCGTGGGGTTATACAACGCTAACCATGTATTGGTGCGCAAAAGTGAAACACGATACGGCGTTGATCTATTGGAGTATACGCTGAAGAACTTGGAGGACGGAACACAGTATTACCTGCGGGCTGTTGGTGACACGTTGAACGGTATGACGGCGGACACTGGCTTTGTGCCGTTTAGTGTAAAATTTATCACGCCGAACTACTGGACCTATGTTGACCTTAGTGACAACCATGATGGAACGGTGCGTGTAAGCTGCAATATCCGTACTGTGACAGGGCGGCTTGACGGCGGCGGAAACCCAGAATACATCCATGACAACCACATGGTCGATTTGCGCAAGCCCGGCCAGCGGGTGCTGTTTGATGATGGATTTACTGTACAGGGCAACTTTACCATTAAGCTGCTTGGATATGGGTTTGTGGTAGGCGAGAAAATCATGGAGCTAATAGATAAGTCAAACAATACTCTTTCCCTTACATATCGCGAGGGATGGGCGGCGACAAATTCCATAATGGGATCGGCTGCCATTACAAATAAAGCATGTATTGCGACTGACGATATTATGGGTGTGAAAATCGGGTATATTGACGTGCGATGCGAAAGCGAAAGCCACAGCCTTGTTTACACCATCCACAGCACTGCCATGCCGGTTTTAACAGATGGCGAAGAATACCTGATCCAGCTGCGAAGAATCGGAGAGGTTTGCGAGATCAAGGTAGATAAGAGAAATATTGCCGCCGTAATTGAGGCGCAAAACTTGTAAGGAGGGAGTGCTATGTTTTTTTGTGGTACTGGCATTGCCGGTTACAAGTACACCGCAGATTTGACACATGTGATTGTAGATGACGCTGATACGCTTGTAATTGAAAATGGCGCATTTGACCAGCTTTATGTAACACGCAGTATTGAGGACCAGCCGGATGACTTCCCGAGTTGGGACTACGATACGATCATGAACGCCACCTTTGACGGAAATCTACGCGGCGGCAATATTAGCTACATGATACAGCAGATCAGCTCGATACGCATTAAACGCCGCAGAGCCGGGGGCTATAACTGGGTTACACTATTTGATGTTCCTGTCAAGGAGCCGCGTGACTTGGAGTTTGAACGATATGACCGTTATGCGGCAAATGGTGTTGGCTATGAATACGCGCTTGTCCCTGTTGTGGATAACAAAGAGGGCTATGTAAACAAAAATGGCATTACTCCACGATTTGTCGGATGCTTTTTGTTTGAAAAGGACAAGGGGTACAGCACAGATTTGGAAATCAGCAAGGGCACGATTACAAGAAACAAACAGACAAATGTTGTAACAACGCTAAGCAATAAATACCCCGTCGTTATCAACAATGGCAATTCGGATTACGAGAGTGGTCAGTTTACGATGATGTTTTTACCAAAGGATAGCACAGGCGAATATACGGCTGAAAAAGCTTACGAATATCGTGAGGAGATCAAGGCGTTCCTGAACGACGGTAAGCCAAAAATCATGAAGCTGACGGATGGACGCATCTGGATGATATGCACGACAGACGGGATCTCCGAAAACAATGATGACATTGAGGGGTATGTTCATCACAGCTTTAGTTGGGTCGAAATTGGAGACCCGGAAAACGCAGGGGACTTGTATTACAACAACTTTATAGACTGCAATGTGGAGGGATGACCTATGTATGAAGTGCAACAGCAGGACATCGACCTTTTACAGCAGAGAACAAAAACCATTTACACGAAGATCCAGTTACTGAATACGAAATTCATGGTCATTGATGAAATACAGGGTGTTTTTATTGATGGCAGTATTTCTACCGACAGCGGCAGTGACATACGAAATACATTTGATGCAACAATCCTTGTAAAAGATGACAGCTATATCACGGCAGAGACAGCCCGCGTGTGGATTGATAAGCATGTGCGTGTATTTATTGGATTTTTAAATCAAAGAACTGGGGAGACTGTGTGGTATCCAAAGGGCGTGTATAGCTTTAATGACAACTCATTTACTTATGACGCGACAACAAGGCTGTTAAAGGTAAATTGTCTGGATCTTGTCAGCACATTAAATGGCACACTGAATGGAACATTGATCGGTAGTGAAACCAAAATACCAAAAGACAGTGAAATACGCGATGCTATAGTAAAAACCGTAACGCAGTTGGGGCAATGCAGTAGTTACCGAATAGGGTATCAGAACGCCGTTGTGCCTTACGACATGAGTTGGGACACAGGGTCAACTGTATGGGACATCCTGAAAGAGCTGCGCGATTTGTATTATAGCTATGAGATGTTTTTTGACGAGGACACTTTTGTGTGCCAGCGTGTACCAATGGACAATGGCGAACCTGTTATATTGGACAATACGATCTTTGACCGCTGTGTGATCAGCGAGAGTTTATCAAACAGCTTCAGCGAGGTTCGCAATGTCATTGAAGTGTGGGGAGAGACAACAAAAAGCAATTACTATTCTGATAGCAGCAGCTATGAAAATGGCATATATACCGTGCGCGTAACAGGAGCCAGCATAACCAGCAGCAAGAAGTTCAGCTTTTTGGCACCGGAGACCAATCCTGATGGGTGCCAGGTGCAAATTATAAACACAGAGACAGACCCGACCGGTGCAAAGTCTGAAAAAACATATGGGCCATATCCGTTATACCGATCCGCATTGAGTGATACAGGTGAGGACATGAGTATAGCTGCCGGAACGATGGAAAAAGGCAAATACTATGTTGTACAGTATAAGCAAGAGTATGGCGAGGGCGAAAAAAAGTTTAAGTTTATTTTTATTGGCCAAACGCAAGTACATGCCATGGCGCGGCTTGTAAAGGAGCTGCCAAATGCGGAGCAGGCGGCTAAGGACAAGGCTGCATTTGCTTGTGACAATATTGGTTATGTGGTAAACCCTGAAAGCCCGTTTACAATCGATAAGATCGGAGAGCGAATCAAGGTTTGCAACAGTGGCGACTATGAGAAAATCTACACAGATGAGCTTGCCTTGCAGCGTGCGGAATATGAGCTGTATCTTGGAGCGCGGTTGACAGACAGTATCAGTGTGGAATGCCTGCTGATACCGTGGCTGGATGTGAACCAGAAGGTAAGCTATACAGCACATTTGGCAAGCGAGAAAAAGCCGCAGCAATATATGATAAGCTCGATCAATTACGAACTTGGTAGCGGCACAATGACTGTGAAGATGGCGAGGTTTTACCCGTACTACCCAAACACAGTCGTTTTGGTGCCCACAGAAACTGTTACGGGGTGATGATACATGGACTATAAACAGATGTTGGAAGACCTTGATACGGTATTTCCAAACGCGGTTGACAATATCGACAAGATGCAGGACTTGACGATTACGACCAAAAAGAAGGCAGATAAATACTACGAATACATCAACGCAAATAATATTACAGACGCAAATGACTATCTTGGGAAAACCGAGAACAGTGATTTGCGTCTTTCTGTTTATGACGCAGATAAGTTTAACAAGCTGCGTGACATGATTTTGGCCACACAGATCTTTTTTAAGTATCAGGTAGGTGTGTACCTTGGTCAGATGATTGATGATAAGGAAACGATTGACGGCGGCGCTTATTGATAGGAGGAGTTTATGGGAATCAGATTGAAAAGACAGGGCGGCATGAACGCCTGTGAAGATACGCCAAGAGTACCGAAAACGCTGAAATATGGAGAGCCAGCCGTTGATAGTGCGGGCACATTATATATCGGTGATGGCAGTGGTGCTGTGCACAAGGTTGGCCCGCAGTTATACACGGGAACATTTACCATGGGCGGATGGGTAAGCATGAGCGGCTATTTTACACAGACACAAAATGTGACGCCAGTAGGCGGCGGTGCGCCGATTAAAGCAACAGCCATGCTTGGCATCCCGCAGTCCACACAGACAAATGACCGGGCAAAAAACGAAGCAAAGCAGGAAGCCCTTGGATTTTTTGCAGCAGGCAAGTGTACGCCTGGAGAAGGGGCAGTGACAATTAAGTGTTGGGAAAAACCGACATGTGATGTAGATGTATTTTGGGAGGCTAGATAAGTATGGCTGACAGTTTGATGGGGCCTGCAACTGGCCTTGTAAATAGCAAGTTAGCGCTGGCGGATGCCAGTGCAGAAAAAGTGCTGAGCGGGAAAAAGTTTTATGCAGGGGATAAGGTTATTAAAACAGGGGCAATGCCGAACCGCGGTGCATGGAAAGCTACGATAAATCCAGGACAAACCATTCAGGTTCCGCCCGGATACCATAACGGAAGTGGCCTCGTTGCTGCAAATAGTGTTTCTGTATTTGTCAAGCAAAAAACAATTACGATTGGAAATCGATCAGAATGCACACTTGACACAAGTCATGGCGGAGCCAGGTGGAGGTACACATTAACAGACGGCACATTACTTGGATTTAAGGATTTAGGTCAATCGTCACCAGACGGCGCTTCTGATTGTGGACGTCTTATCATTAGCGGGAATACGATTGAGTATGCTTGCTCCGGTAATGGTGTCACATGGCGTACATTGACGCTGCTTTATTACTAAAAATCAAATATAGGAGGTGGAACTATTGGCACTTTCTTTTGAAGAATCGAAGAAGAAATTCATGGCACAGACGGCAGTGCAGAGCGCCGAGCCTATGATCATGTCGATGGCGGCAGATGATGATGAGGCTTTCGCTGTGATGGCGGATTCTGCCTCCGACGATTATGCCATCAGCGGGAAATATACCTGGTATTCGAGCTACAGGGACGACAAGTATTCCAGCATTGACGAGCTGAAAAATATCAAGCTGGATGAAAGCCAGATCAATATTACGCAAGAGAAGAACAGTCAGTTCATCCCATTCCAGATGCCTCGCTACTACGATGGCGTTGACCTGCTGGACATGATGCTGCAGGTGCATTTTGTGAATAAGGACGGGGATGAGAACTACGCGACCCCTGTTAATGTGACCTATAACAGCGATACAATTCGGTTTGGCTGGTTGATCGACGAGAATGTCACAACGGTGGATGGCGAAGTTGATTTTGAGATCACGGCCACAGGCTCCAACGAAAAAGGACAGAGCTATGTGTGGAAAAGTCGTCCGAACGGAAAGCTGAATATTTTGAAGGCGCTGACCGGCAACGGTATGGTCGAGCCAAGCAGTGATTGGTATCAGAGCTTTGTGTCTTTGATGGATGAAAAGGTTGCCAATGCCACGGCCCAGGCCAGTGCGGCGGCGCAGAGTGCCCAGCAGGCACAGCAGGCCGTAGCCGATGTTGACAACAAGATCTCTGCTGCTGCGTCCGGAATCAAGAGCGAGATACAGAGTGATCTGGACACCAATTACGCCAAGAAAACAGATCTGAATGCGCTGTCCGATAAGGTCAACAGTATGGACGGACTGGCAAATTTTGGTGTTGACTATGACAGTGATGCCAACAGCCTGACTTTTAAAAATGGTGAGGCTGAAATCAAGAAAATTACTCTCAATAGCGACCCGTCCGCGGAGTGGACGACTGCCTACGGCAAAACGGTGGACGCTAAGATCGAGACTGCGGTGAAGCCGGTGCGTGACGACCTTGCCGCCTATAAGACCAGCAATGATGCTGCGGTAAAGAACCTGCAGGACAGCGTTGGCAACCTGCCGGAGACGCTGAAAACTTCTTACTATGACAAGGAAGCGACTAACACGCTGCTGGCGAAAAAGGCGGATGCTTCTGTTATTGACGGTATTCGCAACGATGTTACGCAGGCGAAGAATAATGTAGCTGACATGCAGGGCACGGTGGACAGCCTGAATACTGCTGTTGGTCAAATTCAAGGCAAGTTGGATGACATCGGCAAGAATGCCGGGCATGAGTATGACATTACCTACGAGGATAGCAAGCTGACCCTTATGGAGGACGGCACGCCAAAGACGCAGGTGACGATTGTCGGCGGTGGCGGCGGTGGCCCTGCTGCGGGCAGCACGATTACGATTGAGCGTATCGGCGAGTCTGCGATTACGGCTGTTGCCGGTGACCCTGTTGTGGTCAAGTTCCGGTTCACCAGCGTGGACAGCGCCGGGGATGATACCGGCAATGCGACCGGCACATGGTATGTTGGCAATACAAAGGTTGCTACCCAGACCATCATGCAGGGCGAAAACAGCTTTGATATTACGAAATATCTGCACAGCGGCGAGAACCAGATCCGGTTGACGGTTGTGGATAGCATGGATACGACAGGCTCAAAAAAGTGGAGTGCCAATGTCGTTGATTTCTATCTGGAATCCACCTTTGATGACAGCCTTTTCTACAGCGGCGAGGTCACAGTGCGCTATACACCGTATGGCAGCGTTGAGAAGAAGATCGATTTTGCACTGGACGGCAAGTCGATTGGTGGCACGACTACCAGTGTGACTGGTCGACAGATGACCTATACCATCCCGGTGCAGAAGCACGGCAGCCACCTGCTGGAAATCAGCATGACGGCGGAGATCAATGGAAAGACCGTTAAGTCCAATGTCATCAAGAAGGATATTATGTGGGTGACCGAGGGCGAGACCGCACCCATTATCAGCTGTGCTGTGAGGGATTACGAGACGAAGCAGTACAACAAGGTGTCCATTGAGTACACCGTATACGACCCTGCGTCCAGTACGAGCACTGTAAAGCTGGCTGTGAACGGCGTGACTGAGTCTACCCTGACGGTTGGGCGCACAAAGCAGACCTGGAGCTTTAAGAGCGCGAACAAGGGCAAGCATACACTGACGATCACCTGCGGCGAGACCGTAAAGACGATCAGCGTGAACGTGGTTGACCTTGGTGTTGTGATTGAGCCGGTTAAGACGAATCTTATGTTTGACTTTAACCCGAGTGGCAAGACCAATGCCGGTACTGACCGACTGTGGACAGATGGGCAGACGAGCATGACCGTGAGCGACAACTTTGACTGGGTCAATGGCGGCTATCAGCTTGATAAGGACGGCGACACCTACTTCTGCGTAAAGGCAGGCACACGCGCCACGATCAATTACAAGCTGTTTGCCGATGATGCCAAGAAGCTGGGCAAGAACTTCAAGCTCGTTTTCAATACAGCGAATGTGCGCGACTATGATGCGACTGTGCTGACCTGTGTGCAGGGCGGTGTGGGTCTGAATATTCAGGCACAGAAGATCACACTGACCAGTGCGCAGAATACAATGGAACTGCCGACCTGTGAAGATGACTTCATGGAGTTTGAGTTCAACATTCTGCCCGACAGCCAGTATAAAGAAATGGTGCTGTGGCTGGACGGCATCCCCTGCAAGGTGGAGCTGTATGACGGCAGCGACAACTTTACACAGGCAAGCCCGGTTGGCATTACTATCGGTTCTGACGACTGCGATGTTCTTGTTTACCGCATGAAGACTTATTCCATGAACCTGTCTGATGATGAGATTCTTGATAACTTTATTGCGGATGCCAAGAACGCTGACGAGATGATCGAGCGGTACAACCGCAACAACATCACGGATGCAAGCGGTGAGCTGAACCCGGACATTCTGGCGGAGCGCTGCCCAGACCTGCGTGTTATCAAGATTAGCGCACCGACCTTTACCACGGGCAAGAAAAATGAAGTTGCGAACACTGTTATCCAGCAGATTTACAAAAACGGACGCGCCGTTGAGGACAACTGGACGGCTAAAGGTTATCACAAGGGACAGGGCACAAGCTCTGACCACTATGGCGAATCTGCGCGTAACATCGACATTAACTGCAAGGGCGGCTTTACCTTTGGCGATGAGAGCACCGGTTCTGTGTATGCGTTGACGGAAAACAGCGTGGCGGAGAATTACTTTAATATCAAGGTCAACGTTGCATCGTCCGAGAACGCAAACAACGCGCTGCTGGCAGATGATTTCAATGAGTTTAACCCGTATATTCGACAGGCACGCAAGGACAACTCGAAGGTGCGCGACACGATGGCTTTCTACCCGTGTGTTGTCTTTGTGCAGGAAACTGATATTGAGAACAGTACCGTGTTCCATGACGGTAAGTGGCATTTCTATGCCTGCGGTGACATTGGCAACTCTAAAAAGAACAACAATACGATGGGCATGGACCCTAATAACCATAAAGAGGTTATTGTTGAGATCGATAATAACACCGATGAGCAGACCAGATTCCTGAGCGGTGATTTCTCGCATGAGACTTGGGACGGCGACAACAGCTTTGAGTTCCGCTACATCAACAAGGCTTGCACCGAAGAGGAAGTGCAGGCTGCGAAGGATGCGTGGATCCGTGTACAGAACTGGGTCGTGAATGCGAGTGACGAGGAGTTTAAGACGCACTTTGAGGACTATTTTGTCATGGACTCTGCGCTGTATCACTACCTGTTTACAGAGCGCCACACCATGGTCGATAACCGTGCAAAGAATGTGTTCCCGCATACGAGTGACCTTATCCATTGGGATTTCTGCTTTGACTACGACAACGATACCGCGCAGGGCAACGATAATGAGGGTGGACTGACACTGAGCTACGGCTACGAGGATACGGACACCATCGGCACCAAGAGCGTGTTTAACGCCAGCGATTCCAAGTTGTGGTGTAAGATCCGTGACCTGTTCCCTGACAAATTGGCAGCTATGTTCCGCGACCGTGAGAACGCACTGGCATGGAGCGCAACACGTATCCTGAAGAAATTCGAGGATTATCAGGATGTAAAACCGGAGCGCTTGTGGGTAATGGACATGCGCCGAAAATATTTCCGCACCTATGAGGAAAACGGCACAACCAGCTATCTGCCCATGATGCACGGCAACAAGCGGCATCAACGCCGTCAGTTCCAGAAGTATCAGGAAAAGTATATGGCCTCCAAGTACAGCGGCAGTGCTGCAACCAGCGATGATATGACGATTCGCGGTTATACGCCTGTGAACTGGGCTGGTGTGAAGCCGGACGGTACATTTCATATCGTGCCGTATGCGGATACCTATGTATCTGTGCTGTACGGCTCTAACCCTGTAAAGATGCGCGGCAAGCGTGGGCAGACCTATGAGGTTCACTGTCCGATTGCGGCCATGAATGATACTGAGGTTTATGTTTACAATGCAAGCCTGATTCGCAGTATCGGTGATATTTCCGGCTTCTACCCCGGTTATGTCGATTTCAGCCACGGCGTTAAGCTGACTGACCTGCAGATCGGTTCTGGCGTGGAAGGCTACAAGAATACGAACATGACGGACTTTGCTGTCGGCAACAATACACTGCTGGAGCACTTGAACTTGCAGAATGTACCGAATCTGAAGAAGTCTATTGACCTGACCGGCTGTACGAACCTGACGCTGTTTAAGGCCGACGGCAGTGGTATTACCGGTGTTGCCTTTGCGAACGGCGGCAAGATCGAGACGGCGGAACTGCCTGCAATCAGCAGCCTGACGGCACGCAATCTGAACCACCTGACCGACCTGAAAATCAGCGACTATGCGAACATTACGGCTTTGGTCGTGGAGAACTGCACTACCATTGACCTGAAGGACATGCTGGCGAAGTGTACGAATCTGAGCCGTGTGCGCCTGATTGGTCTGGATTGGCAAATGACAGATACGAAGCTGCTTGAAAAGCTGTACGCGATGACGGGTACGGATGAAAACGGTTATAATACCGACCATTCTGTGCTGGCTGGCAAGGTGCACCTGCCTACGATCCGTCAGAAGGAATTGGAGCGCTACAATGCCCAGTGGCCTGATTTGAAGGTGAGTTACAATACGCTGATCGAGCAGTTTGCATGGACCTTTGTGAATAAGGACGGCACCATTCTGGATGTGCAGTACATTGATAAGGGTGGCAAGGCGGTTGACCCCATTACGAGAGCAGAGAATCCGATCCCCACGCCGACTACGGAAAGCACCGTAAGTACGGACTTTACCTTTAAGGGCTGGGATACAGAGTTTACGACTGTTTTCGGCAATCAGACGGTTAGAGCGCTGTACACCGAGAGTGTGCGTAAGTACACGGTGCGGTATCTGAACCGTGGCGCAGTATTGAAGTCTGTTACAGCTTCGTATGGCTCGACTGTTTTGTACGATGGCGATATGCCTGTTTATACCGGCGAGGAAACGGCCTATAAATACTATCTGTTCAGCGGATGGGACAAAGGCGGCTATGTCACCGGTGATAAGGATATCAACGCTGTATATGACAGCTGCGAGTATGTGAGCGGGTATTTCGACGGCAAGGAGTTCGGTTCGCTGCGGCCTGTTGAAATCTATGCGATGACGAAGGTTGGTGCAGAGAGCACCGTTGTTACAAGCAAAGACCCTGTGACCATTACGATGGGTGCGGACTTTAGTTTTGATGATATTACGGAAAAGGTTCTGATTGCACAGCCGACGGAGTTTACCGGCAAGAATCATGTGGACACTGGCGTGAATCTGCTGAGCGAGGATCGGAGCTTTACGCTTGCGGTCGACTTCCGCATGATGGGTACGACTGCGAATAACGGCGTGCTGATGCAGTGCTATGACGGTGACGGCATGAATGGTTTCCGCCTTTGGAAGAATAGCGGCTGTAAGCTGGCTTGGGGTACTGAGTCTACGGACGCTGCTATGCCTGGCACACGCGAAATCATTGTCCTGCGCCACATCAAGGGCGAGAATGGGCTGCATGTCTACACCTCTAATATGGGTGCTGATACCAGTAAGTACACGGAGCTTAGCCGTACCCGCACTACAAAGACAAATGCAGAGCTGGTGTTTGGCTGCGCGAAGGCCGCTGACGGTGCGTATGAAAGCTATGGCATCGGTACTGTGTACTGGGCAAAACTCTGGTATGCTGACCTTGGTGTTACCACTTGCAAGGAGCTTGTCAACTGGGTGCATAGTGAGCTGACATTTAACGCCTGCTTCAACCGTTACTACCTGAGTGATGGCACGGGCAAGCGCAGCTCTTTGAGCCTGCTGGCGGAAAAGACGCTGGGTAAGACGATGTCCATGGACAATGCCAATAACAATACAGGCGGTTGGGCGAAGCCTACGACACTGAACACCTATCTGAATAGCCGCGTCTATAAGGCGCTGCCGATTGGCTGGCGTCAGCTTGTTAAAAAGGTGAAGGTCCCCGGCAACGTTGGCAATGCCAAGACCGATGTTTCTACGGCGGACTGCTACATCTTTATCCCGAGCGCGATTGAGCTGGATGCAAACATGAGTTCCGAGCCGTATGTGTATGAGGGCACGGCGATCGATTTCATCACGACCAATACGAGCCGTAAGCGCACGAACCCGGACGGCGAAGTGGTTTCGTACTGGACACGAAGCCCGAATAAGGATTACAACGCTTATTACAATGCGGTGAACACATCCGGTGAAATCTATGGGTATTACTACCCCACGGACACAAACGACATCCTGTTGATGTTTAGTATTTAAGGGAGGTTCGAGTATGTATTATAAAGTCATGTACAATGACCGTGTGATCGATGTGCTCGACCACCTGGTCTATGTAAAATATCAACCCAAACACAATATTCTGACCCTGTGCCCCGAAGATGAGGCGCAGGGTTTTCTTTCTAGTGACGGAAATACGGTCTGGCATTGTGAAGAAATGTACCGATTCCCGGTGGATGGGTACGACACGGTGCAACTGGTACCGATTGATACCTATGAGTATCAAAAATTGAAAGCGTTGAACGGTAAGACGGCAGAGGAAATCATCGACGCTTACACTTTGACGCTGCTGGAAGGAGGCGTGCTGTGATGGAAATGAGCGTGTTTACTATGAGCCTGGCACGGCTGTACAAGGCAAAGAAAATCACGGACACCAAGGTTGCGGAGCTTCTGGCGGCGCAGAAAATCACGGCTGAGGAAGCCCAATTTATCACGAAGGAGTGTGAGTAAGGATGTATACGATTTTACTGGGGGACGACAATCAGCTGACTGTCAGTGTAGAGGAACGCATTATGCAGCAGTCGAAGCTGGTGGACAATCTCCATTTTCTGGTGGAGCCTGTTTATAAAGAGCAGGATATGAGCGGATTTACCTGCCTGATGGAGTATCTACCGCCTGTGAGCAAGCGGTATAAATCCGAGATTTTATCGCTGAGTGATAAGCCGTACAAGGGTATGCTGGAATACAAATTGCCGTTTGATACGAACCTGACTGCCGAGGCCGGTGATGTTGCGGTGCAGCTGACCTTTTACAAAGTTGAGATGGAGGCAGACGGCACCGGAATAAAGCGCGTGCGCCACACACAGGCGACGAATATCAGGGTATTGCCGATCAGTGCATGGAGCGACATTATCCCGGACGAAGCGTTGACGGCGCTGGATCAGCGTATGATTGCCATGCAGGCGCTTACCAACCAGTTAGTTGAAGCAAACCAGAATCTGGCAAGCGGCAAGGCTGACGGTCTGCTGTACAACGAAGGCCGTTTGCAGCTGAAGGCCGGGGATAAGGCGATTGGCAATACCGTTCAGATCGTGGACAGCGGCTCCGACCCAGAGGATGGGACTATCCGGGTGGTTGAGTTTTAAACTCGACACTCGGCTTTTCTAATTTTGTGGAAAGGAGAAATAAGATGGCAAACAAGTATTCAAAACTTGGTTACGGTAATGCGGGGGATGTTGCGTCTGCTATTGAGAGCGGCAAGATCGACGGCAAGGATTTGGTTGTGACCAAGGATACCTCGGAACTGTATTACATCAAGAACGACAAGAGCGTCCAGAAAATTCAGACACGGACGCAGCTGTTCAACAGCCCGGGCGAGGCGATCACCGCACTGAACAAGAGCAGCGACACTTATGCGGGCCAGACCGTTATGATCCGCGATGAAAATGGAAAATACCAGCCGTACACTGTCCAGGCCAGCGGTGACAGCAGCTTTGTTGTAGAGCCGACTTTCACGGCCAATGCTGGCTTTGTGTGGCAGGAGTTCTAAGACAAAAGCAAAGAGAGATTTCTACACTATGTAAAGGAGAAAAAATTATGGCAAACGTGAATTTTAGTTTTGGCAAGTACGCTGACTACAAGGCTCTGGAGGTCAAGGACGCCGGTACCCTGTATTTTACTTCTGATACGCATCAGCTGTTCAAGGGTCCTGTTGAGTATACCAAGAGCGTTCGTATCGTTGAAAATCTGCCTTCAACCGAGAATGGTGAGCAGGGCGTTTTTTATGTCAAGACCCCGCAGATGACTGTGCATGCCTTCAATGGCAGTGATTTCATTCAGGTGACCAAGGAGGTCATTACTGCGATCCCCGCTTCCGGCGCAACCGATGACAACATCCCCAGCACCAAGGCTGTTGCTGATTATGTCAGCGGCAAGGTGGCTGAGGTCATTGGTCAGAAGGGTAAGTTCGTTACCGATGTCACCTATGATGCCGGTGTCCTGACCGTTGACAAGGGCGATGCTACTGCTGCCGTCAAGACCACGCTGACTGGTGTTGTTCATGCGCCCACCTATGATGCCGAGACCCGCACCATCAAGATGCCTGTGTTTGGCGGCGATGAGCTGACCATCAATCTGGGCAAGGATATGGTTGTCAAGAGCGGCGCTTACAATGCAGAGACGAAGGAGATTGAGCTGACTATCAGCACCGGCGAGGTTGTCAAGATCCCCGCTGCTGCTCTGGTGGATGTTTACACCGGCGGTGCTTCCAAGACTGCCTCTGTTACTGTCTCTGACCATAATGTCATCTCGGTTGATGTGAAGGTTTCTGCTGCCGAGAACAACAACATCGAGATCAAGGAAGATGGTCTGTATGTTGCCAACCCGGACGCTTACACCAAGGCCCAGACCGATGAGAAGATCAAGGCTGTCAATGATGCGCTGAGCGGTCACTCCGGCGACAAGGTTGCTCACATTACCGCTGAGGAGCGCACCGCATGGAATGCCAAGGCTACGACCGAGAATGTCGCTACTGCTAAGAGCGAGGCTATTTCTGCTGCCGCTACCGATGCCCAGAAGAAGGCTGACGCAGCGCTGGCCTCCGCTAAGGAGCATGCTGCCGGTCTGAACATCGCCATGGATACGCGCGTCAAGGCTGTTGAGGGTCAGCTGACCTGGCAGACCATTGCAGCCCAGGCTTGAGTTTGATTTTTGGGATAGACCAAAGAATAAGCGATAGGGTCGCCCTGCCGTTATGGTGGGGCGGCTTTATTTTTTGATGACAGGATGATAGGAGATGGAATATGGCGAATCTATCATTGAGAGAAATCAATCAGTCACAGCTGGAGTCCGCTCCTATTGTAGATGGACAGCTGATCGTCTGTAAGGACACGGGCAATATGTATCGCGATTTTGGCAAGACACGCATTCAGGCTGGACGCGACATCGAGATCGTGGCGGAGCTGCCGCTTGCGCCCATCAATGGGAAAATCTACGCTCTGCGCACTGGCGAGATGTGGGCATATGAAAACGGAACATGGACAAGCATGAACCCGGAGCCGGAAAGAATTACGAATACACAGATCGACGAGATTTTGAAATTATAACAAGGAGGAAACAATTATGGCTTTTCTTGATTTAGATGGTCTTTCGCATTTGGTGCAATGGTTTAAAGGCCAGCTGGGCGGCAAGGTTGATAAGGTTGAAGGCAAGCAGCTTTCTAGCAATGATTATACGACTGCCGAGAAGAACAAGCTGGCGGGTTTAAGCAATTACAGTCACCCGACGACCAGTGGTAACAAACATATCCCTGCGGGCGGTGCTGCGGGCAAGATCCTTGGCTGGGCTAGTGACGGTACAGCACAGTGGGTTGATGACAAGAACACGACCTACAACGATGTTACGCAGTCTGCGCACGGTCTGATGACTGCGGCTGACAAGACGAAGCTGGACGGTATCGCGGCGGGTGCTAACAAGTATATCCACCCGAGCTACACGGCGGCTGCGGCTGGTCTGTACAAGGTAACAGTCGATGCAAGCGGCCATGTGTCTGCTACTACCGCTGTGGCAAAGAGCGATATTACCGCACTGGGAATTCCCAGCACGAACACGACCTACAGCGCTGCTACGCAGAGTGCAAACGGCCTGATGAGTGCGGCTGATAAGAAGAAACTGGATGGCTTTGGTGCAGCCAGCTCCTATGCTACCATGACCTATGTCGGTCAGCAGATCTCTGCGGCAGGACACATCAGTAAGAGCATCGTGGAGACGCTGCCTGCAGTGAAGGATGCAAAGGATAATGTGATTTATATGATTAAGAAGGCTACGCCGGACGGCAGTAACCTGTACGACGAATATATGCTGATCAGCGGCGCTTTGGAGAAGATTGGTGATACCAAGACAGTTATTGAAGCTATTACCAACACCCAGATTGATACCATCCTCGCAAGCTGATCTTGACCTTTAAGGAGGTAGGGATATGGCTTTATTGGATGATAAGGGGCTGAAATATTTTGTTGGAAAACTGAAGGATATGTTCGCGCCGAAAAATCATACGCATGATGGTAGATATTATACTGAGAGCGAGATTGACGGAAAGCTAAGTGGCAAGGCAAATAGTAGTCATACACATACTAAGGCACAGGTCGGATTAGGAAACGTTGACAATACGGCTGATAGTGCAAAAAGTGTCAAAGCCGCCACAAAGCTACAGACATATAAACAAGGAAGCACGACAGCAACTTATGGGGATAGTTATCCGCTCTATGCGCAGTGGTCTGGCGATGATGTTGTTCTGAAATGCGATAATTATAAGGTTAAGGTTAATTACGCAGAGAATGCCGGAGCGGCAAACGAAATCAATCCTAATAACTCGTATGGTTCCATCACGAAAGCTGTGCGCCCGATGTTTGACAGCGTTCGTGCAAATCGCCTGGCGTTTTTGCCGTCTGACCAGATCATCATTGAGAAAACTGTGGATGGTGGCAAAACTTGGACGGACGCGGCAGTTACAGATTATAACAAGCGTGCCCTGTTCAGTGAAAATGGTGGCGGATTTACACTGCCTCAGATTGGTGGAAAAAAGAATGCACTTTGCGGTATCCGTCTTACCATTACCGGTATGAAGTATGATGTTCCAGCAGGAACGGCAGAAACTGCGAAATATAACTACTGGAACAGTAAGTATGTAAAAGATACTGAGCGCTATTGTACGATTGGCGATATGTTTTTCTGGGTTTCTGGCGGTAGTGATAATATCAGCCTTGTTATTGAAAGAGCGACAGGTGCAGCATCAACCAGTTGGGAGAATCTGTTCACGTCTTCCAGCAGCACGGGCTATCTGAATGGTTGGAGTGGCCCGAACTACATTAAGTTTAGTGAAAACACGCTCGGCGGCGGCACGGGACAGACAAGTAACTGGTGGAACTATCGGTTCACCTTCATGTCACATCCTTGGAATGGTAGTGATTTTAATAGCAATTATATCACACAGGCACAGAATGTTACGATGATCAAAGCTTATGGCGCAAGTGTATGGACTATGCCGAACAACCTGATGAGCAATGACCACATGTACACATGGGATGTTGATAAAAATGTAGCGTTCCCTGCGATAGTGTCAGCTTCCGGTTTCAATGGCACAGCCGCAAAGCTGGCACGTGACGGTAATCTTGCAAATCCTATGACCTTCAACTGGAGTGGCAAGGATGGTCAGCCTACCTGGCTTTGGGGCGGCGAAGACGGCGGCAACATGTACGTCTATAACCCGAGCAAATTCAATGTCAACAGTGCTAAGACTGCGGCCAGTGCGGACAGTGCAAAGAAACTAACCACCAATGCAGGTTCTGCCACGCAGCCCGTCTATTTTTCCAATGGCGTGCCGGTGGCAACTACATACACACTGGGCAAGAGCGTTCCTGCAAATGCTGTATTCACAGACACCAATACCTGGCGTGGCGTGCAGAATAATCTGACCAGTGATGCTACCGACCAGAGCCTGAGTGCTGCGCAGGGTAAGGTGCTGAAAGCGCTGGTAGATGGGAAAGCAGCGGCAAGCCATACACACAGTCAGTATCTTACCGCACATCAAGATATTAGCGGGAAAGTAGATAAGTCTGAGGCTGGGGCAAATAATCTGTTGGCAACGCTTACCACTACATGGACTGCAACTCCTACAGATGATACTTACTTTGTACGACAGGATACAGGCGGCGGCAGTACGTTTGGACGTGTGAAATTCTCTACGCTGTGGAGTTATATCAAGGGCAAGGGTGACGCCACTTATCAGCCAAAGGGCAGCTATGCTGCATCGAGCCATACACACAATTACGCTGGTTCTTCATCTGCGGGTGGAAGCGCTAATTCTGCGGCGAAATTGGATACGGCTACGGCGGGCAGTGCCACCCAGCCTGTTTATTTCATAGGGGGGAAACCTGCTGCGTGCAGCTACACTTTGGGCAAGTCTGTCCCGAGCAACGCTGTGTTCACGGATACGACCTATGGTGTTGCGACGGCGTCGAGCAATGGTCTGATGAGCAAGGGTGATAAGGCTAAGCTGGATGCGCTTGGAGGCATTGTAACGATCCAGAAGTCACTGAAGCTGACTACAGATTGGATGGATACGGGAATTGCTGGCGAGAATTTGAGCAGCGGTACGTATATTATTCAGGTCAGTGGACTGACTACAAATAGTACCGGATTCTATCAGGAAGTATATTCCGGTGTTATGACGTGGTTTAGTAGTATGACAAACTCAACTGGTGTAGATGAAATCCTGCTGCATAATGTGGGACATGCTGAAAACGGCAATGAGATTTATTTACGGACAGCGCGTATGGATGCAGGATCTGACGGTAAGGGCAGATTGAAACTTCAGATTGCAGCGCTGAGAGCCGGTACCGCCGCGGATACTATCACATTCAAATTCAGAAAAATGATTTAAGGAGGTGGTGTTTATGCCATTAAGTTTGAAAGATACGATACATGGCACGATTACGAATGCCCAGAATGCTGCCACCGCCGATACCGCCGGGAAACTGTCTGTGAATGCTGGATCGACTACACAGCCGGTATATTTTAGCGGGGGCAAACCGGTGGCAACGAGTTATACATTGGCTAAGAGTGTCCCCGCTGATGCGAAGTTTACTGATACGGATACATGGAGAGGCATCCAGAACAACCTGACGTCTGATAGCACGACGGATTCTCTGTCCGCGGCACAGGGCAAAGTGCTTAAAGGTCTGGTTGACGGCAAAGCGGCGAGTGGACATACCCATACTAAGAGACAAATCACAGATTTTCCGAGCAGTTTACCGGCCAGTGACGTATATGCCTGGGCCAAGGCGAGCACGAAACCATCTTACACGAAGTCCGAGGTAGGTCTTGGCAACGTGGATAATACTGCGGATAGCGCGAAATCAGTTAAATATGCTACGAGCGCTGGTTCCGCTGGAAGCGCGACTAAGGCCAACCGTGTTGCTGATTATAATGACACGAGTAAAAGTATTCAGATTGGATATAGCGGGAATGGCATTACTGGTGATGCTATAAAGTATATTGCTGGCTACACCACTGGTGACGGCGGTGATGTGTCTGCGAAAATCAAAGACATCTCAAAGGATGCTCTAAAAGGATGGATTGGGTCTCTGCCTGCAAACGGTGGTAACTCTACCACTGTAAATGGGCATACGGTAAACTCGGATGTACCCGCCGGGGCGAAGTTTACGGATACTACCTATGGGTTGGCCACGACTAACTCTAGTGGCCTGATGAGTTACAGCGATAAGAGCAAACTGAATGGCATTGCAAGCGGGGCGAACAAGACTGTTGTGGATAACGCTCTCTCGCAGGGCAGTGCAAACCCAGTAGCGAATTCTGCCATTACAAAACGGCTGCAGTTCCTGTATTCGTTTAAAATCTCGCGTGACAAATGGAACGAGTCTAGCGACAAATCAAACTGGAATGTGATTGTATCGTGGACGAATTCGTCCGGGACGGCTCTTACTGGCAGCACGACTGGCACGCCCAACCTTACGACGGATATGAGCCTTGGACCGGCCATGATGGAGCGGACAAGCTCGTTGAAAGACAATATCATTCTGTCTGGTGAATTGTCTATGATCAATCAGGGGCAGATTTATGTGTACGATACAAATAAGCTGTCTTTTACCGTTAAGCGGCGTCCGGTTTGTGACCTGATGCTGTACTTCTATGCGCGGAAGTGGACTACCTGAGTGAGGTGATGGAATGAAAATCTACGATGAAGCATTGAAAAATGAGCTGACCAATCCAGACCTTACAAAAGGCAAGCTGGTAGATGCACAGAAATTTGTGGCGCATCATGAGGCCACGGAGGAAGTCTGGCACTATGAGGTCATGCAGAGTACGATTACAGAGGCGTGCCCGGAAGGGCTGCGCCTTGCTGTGACGGATGAGCCTGCACACGATGCCTGGGACGAGTATGAACCCGTGCAGAAGTATGTGCTGTACACCAAGGAAGAATTGGCGGAAATTGCCAAGAAACAGGAAGAGGCAAACAAGCCGACAACGGAACAGCGCCTTGATTCTATAGAAAAACGCGCAGATGCGCTGGAATCCGCAAACGATGATATTATTTTGATGATGGCCGATCTGATCGGCGGAGAGGGGTAACCTATGAAAACTTTGAATGCTTTGAAGCTGCGTATTATGACCCGCGCTTTTAGGATTCGCCTTGCAGCTGGCGAGAACTTTGAGGACATTGCGGCTGATTATCCGGCACTGACTGTGGATGACCTGGAGGCGATCAAGTCGGCGCTTGGCATCGAGGTGAAGTGATATGGCGCTGAATTTGATGGGCGGGGCGTGTATCAATGAGGATGTGCTGGCGTATGGCTATAGCTTTTCCAGTTCGTTAGGATATTCGATATATAATATTGGCAGATTTTCTACTGTTATTTTGGCAAAATACACGGACGGTTCTTATCTGGCGCATGTTGACGTTGCCGGAAATCAAATTGGACCGGTTTACCGTAATGGACAATTTCAGTGGTTGAATCTTGAACCGATGGTTGCGAAGGCCAAATCGCTTACTGAAACAAGCAACTATAAAATATTAGCTGATTGTGTGCCATTTTATCATCAGGGTATTATGGGGGACCCTGGATATGTTCCAATGGTTCATTTTGAAAACGAAGATGGATATTGTCAGGCTGGACGTATCTATGATCAAAATGGCACATTTGGTGGATGGCCGATGGATTCCTTGCAAACAGGTTATTACGAATTCGGCTTTTTTGTCAAACTTTGGTAATAACGACATGACACGGCAGGGGCCTCTGCCGGTTTTTATTTTAAATAAGGGAGGAATTTTATGAGGTTGAAGAATGGAGAGGTATGTCTTGGCTGGCCTTTGAGCCAGCATATTTTGACGCAGGGATGGTACTACAACGATGGCAGCTTACATCAGGCTATTGATATGAGAGCTATTGTGGGGACACCGGTTATGGCGGCGGAAGAGGGTACTGTAGAAATTGTGTACCACTGGAACGGCAAACGCACGCAGGGTGATACGAACAGCTACGGCAACATGGTTAAAATCCGCCATGCGAATTGGAACGGTGGCACACTGCACACGCTATATGCGCATCTGAATTCTATCAATGTGAAGCAGGGGCAGGTTGTAAAGACCGGTGAGGTTATTGGTTACAGCGGCAATACCGGCAATAGCTTTGGTGCTCACCTGCATTTTGAGGTACGCTGGAAGAACAAGCGCACGAACCCGTTGGTATGGTTGGATAATGATTTCACTACCGCTACAGATAAGGTGTTTACTTTTCGCACGGGCGAACACAGTGTTGATTGCAGTGTAGGGGAGAGCGACAAACCTGCCAGTAGTAATGTTCAGCCTGCGGATAAGGCGGAAACCGAGCTGTGGGGCATCGATGTATCGAAGTATCAGGGCAATATTAACTGGCGCAAAGTAGCGGCTGCCGGTGTAAAGTTTGCCATGCTGCGGGCTGTGTCCACTAATAAAAACGGTATCTATATTGACCCTACATTTGAACAGAATTATAAGGGCGCACGCGAGAATGGCATTCCCGTTGGCGCCTATTTCTTTACCTATGCACAGGACGAAGCCACGCAGAACAAGGAGTTTGAGATGCTGTTCAAGGCTCTGGACGGCAAGACGCTCCAGTACCCCGTGGCGCTGGACATTGAGGACAAAAATACTGCTTCTATCGGCAAGGACAAGCTTACTGCACTTGTGAAGCGCGGTCTGGATATTATCAATCAGCGTGGGTATAAGCCGATGCTGTACACTTACACGAATTACAAGGCGGCTTATCTTGACATGACAAAATTGGCAGCTTATGACCTGTGGCTGGCCGATTACCGTGTCGGGGTCAACCAAAAGGGCAAATGCCAGATGTGGCAGTACAGCAGTAAGGGTGTTGTCGCTGGCATCAACGGAAATTGCGATATGAACTGGTGCTATAAGGCTTATGCTAGTGAAGCTGTTGGAGTCTCTACGCCAAAGCCTGCGCAGAAGGCAATCGTGTTCAAGGCTGGACGCTGGAACGTGCGCAAAGGTCCCGGAACAGAATATGCAAGCGTCGGCGTAATTACAAGCCCGGATGCTAAGACCGGCAAGGTTGTTACGATTGGTTACAGTGATGTTGTAAATGGCTGGTACAAGACGCTCTATGGGTATGTAGGCCCTGCAGCAGTCGCTAGCCATACTTGATAGGCGGTGATTGGTATGGGAGAGAATTTTAACGCCATGCGTTTTTCAAAAAAGGTCATTGTGTTTACGATGGGTGCGACGATTGTGTACGCGGTTGTGTATATGGTGCTGTGCTTCAGTATCGGTCAGCTGCCGGACTACAGCTTTAACGCGGGACTTTTTGCGGCGCTGAGCGCTGAAAACCTGTGCAACGCCTGGATCAAGGTGCAGGAGCATAAGTCCGGTGCTGAAAACGCCAAACCGGAGGAGCCGCAGTTGGGAGACGATACCGATGGCGTCATGCATCCGAATGATATGGAGGAGTAAGGTATGGAACAGGGGATTTTTTATATTGTCATAGGACTTGCCAGCGTTTGTTTTTTTCTGCTTGGCAAGTATGTTTTTCCTCAAGCTGCTGACGTTATCAGTAGTGCGCTTACTATGCTGGAGTCTTATCCTTTGCTGATGAAATGGGGAGAGGCTGCGTGCCGCTATATCAAGCAGTACATGGACGACATGACTGGTGAGGAAAAGAACAAAAAAGCCGCTGAGTTTATTATGGGGCTTGCCAAACAGGCTGGACTTGAAATTACAGAGGAGCAGGCACGCAGTATTGCCCAGGCGGCTTATGATGCGATGAAACGAGGCGAAGCCGATTCTGCTCACGAGGGGCAGGTGAGCAGTGATGCCGAATCCTGAATTTGCTTTTACGCTGGCCGACGCTGTCACATGGATCCTGAGCGTGTGCGGCGCTATTGCCGGTATCGGCGCTGCCATCGCTGTGCTAGTGAAGTTCAACACTTTTCTGAAGAAACCGAACCATGAGCAAGATGTGAAGATTGAGGCCATGGAAGAGAAAATCACAAAGATGTCTGGTGAAGTCGATGCTATTAAAGATTTGCTTGCAAGCAAGGATAGTCAGTACATGGACCTGTTCAAACGAGACAAAGCACGGCTTGACGCACAGGAGAACAGTATGAATATGCTACTGCGGGCAAACTTTGCTTTGCTTGGACATGCGCTTAACGGCAACAATGTCGAGCAGATGCAAAGCGCGTTCAATGATATTCAAGAGTATCTGTTCAATAGATGATAGAGGTTACAGAGCATACCAAAACTGCAAGGCTGTGAAGCAGTGGACTGTGTCGGTGACAGTCGATTATGGAGCCAGACCATGGGTTATGCGGGAACCACAAGCCGAATAAGCGGCGGAAATGCTGCTGAAAGAAAACGCAAAAAATAATAGGGATGACCTTGATGAGAGGCTATCCCTATTTTTTAGCAGATTATTTAATATGCAAACAATCCCTTTTCAGCAAGTATTCCATAGCTGCAAGATCCATGTGAATTGTCATATACACGAAGAAATTGCACTTGACAGCTTGCACACTGAAAATCGATCTTAGACGGTTTGAGATTTCGTCGAACCTGTCTTTGCTGCTTTCAATGATAATCTTTTTAATTTCGTTGTATTCCTCATCATCATCGAATTCAGCGTCATAGTATTCTTCGTCGTTCTCGTCGTATTCGGGGTCCTCGTCCTCGATGTCTAATTCTGACAGATCGTCGTCATCATCATCATCGTCTACGTTTGTAGGAACAAGGTCAGATAGAGACGCTTGAAAATCAACGGTTTTTGCCTGTTCATGCGCATTTGTGAGAACGGCAAGAAATTTTTCAAAGTAGTCCTTGTCGATTTCCTCATCTGGCGCACAATCCGGTGTCTTGACTGCAAAGCCGACATTGTTATCGTTTTGCTCCCAGCAAAAATGGTATGCGCCGTCTTTGACTATGAATGACTTTTTAAGTCCCATATCGCCAAGGCATTTTGTCATTTGCTTATACTCTTCATCGTCTTCGCCAATCGATAATATTTGGGCTAATCTTTCCTCAAATTCAGAACGGATCATCTGTGTCCTTCTTTCTTGTTGTACTCCTGCATGACTGGAATCATTTTATTCTAATAATACAGCAAAACAACAAGTTTGTCCATAAATAAAAAAGACGAGCGTGTTCCTGCGTAGAACATTCTCGTCTAAGTGCTTTTATTTGTCATACTAAGTCTCGTTTTTGCAAGTGGTGTAAATGTGGTGTAAATAAGAGGGTTAATAATAAATAGATTGAAATTTTAAACGTTGGAACGGTATTTATTTGATACTACAGAAAGTAAAAACTATTTATCCAAAAATGTCATTCGTTGTGGAGTAAATTTTATAAACATTGCAGTTTACGCATTTTGCCGGATGTGGTACACTGAAACAGGGAAGTGATAGTATGAAAATTGACCGTGCCCGCGCACAAAAAGCCTTTGCCGACTATGCCGCGCACTACAACGCCGCCGACGCCAAGGTCAAATTGAAAATCGACCATACCTACCGCGTGGCGGCGCTCTGCGCCCGCATCGCCCAAAGCCTGGCCCTGCCGCCGGAGGATGTCGATCTGGCGTGGCTGTCCGGCATCCTGCACGATGTAGGCCGCTTTGAGCAGCTGCGCCGCTACAACACATTTATCGATGCACAGTCGGTCAGCCACGCCGCGCTGAGCGTCGCGGTGCTGTTCGACGAGGGACGCATCCGGGACTATCTGGACGATGCCGGTGCCGACGCACTGCTGCGCACCGCTGTGGAATGGCACAGCGCGTTCCGTCTGCCGGAGGCGCTGGATGACCGCACGCGGCTGTTCTGCCAGATTTTGCGCGACGCCGACAAGATCGACATTCTGCGGGTCAACGTCGAGACACCGATGGAGGAAATTTACAACGTCAGCACCGCGGCACTGCGCCAGAGCCCGGTGACGCCCGCCGTGCTGGACGCCTTTTACGCCCACCACTGCGTGCTGCACAGCTTAAAGCAGTACCCCGCCGACAACGCCGTCGGCCATGCGTCGCTTGTGTTTGAGCTGTGCTATCCCGAGAGCCTGCGCATCGTGGACGAGCAGGGCTGGCTGTGGCGGCTGCTGGATTTTAAAACCGATAACCCGGACACCGCCGCCGCGTTTGCCGCCATCCGGGACGAGCTGCACCGCTGGCTGCACGCGCAGTCGGCGTGAGCCGATACTCAAAAAGTGCATTGTAGGGGTGAGCAGTGCTCGCCCCTACAGTCTTTATATGGCAGAATTGGTGTTTTTTGACACGCAAAAGTGCCGCGAGGAAGCTCCCTCACGGCACTTTTGCGTTTTTTATGGTTCTTTCCGTCGTATCGTTTCTTCCTATTGTTATGCAATATATTATATCTGTATTACAGATAAATATCAATATCTGCCTCCAAGATAACGATAATAGTCGTAAGGAGGTAGCCAACCTATGGAATATCCGAACATACGAAGCCTACGGGAAGATCACGATTTTCGTCAGTGCGATCTTGCCAGTGTCCTCCACGTATCCCAGAACACCTACTCTCAGTATGAAAACGGCGTTATTGAGCTGACCGCAGAAAGGCTGGTCAAGCTGGCCGACTTCTATAACGTCAGTATAGACTATCTGCTGGGGCGCACCGATAACCCGGAGGTAAACCGCAATTAAGGCAACACCGCATAATTCCCGCCTTACGGCTTAAGCACCGCTCCGGCGGCT